GCAAAGCCCTCGAGGCGTACATCGCGGACGACAAGTTCACCGAAGCGTGGACCGCGACCGGGACGGTCGTTGGCGCCATCACCGCCCTCATCAAACGGACCCTCGCGGGCGCCGACGTCATCTCCTACATCACCGACGTCCCCATCGGGAGCAGGGCGTTCGACATTGAGGCCGACCCGTGGGCCGGTGCCCAGGAGATCGCAGCCGCGGCCGGCGCCGAGGTGTTTAGCAATGCGGACGGCGTGTTCGTCATCGCCACACTCCCGGACCTGCTGACCACACCGCCCGTATGGGCGGTCGAGGCGACCGAGGGTGGCGTCTACATTTCCGGCAACCGGGCCATGACCAGCGACAACGTGTTCAACGGTGTGATGGCTCGCGGGGAGAACACGACGGACGACGCCCCGCCCGTCAGCGCGCTGATCGTCGACAACGATTCAGGCTCACCCACCTATTGGGGCGGCCCGTTCGGCAAGCGGCCCAAGTTCATCTCCTCGTCGACGCTCACCACGGTGGACGCGTGCGCGGCAGCCGCCTCACTGGAGCTCGCCAAGGCCAAGGCGCCGAATGCGAGCGGCGACATCTCCTCGCTGCCTAATCCAGCGCTGGAGCCGGGCGATGTCATCCGCCTCGCGCACCCCGACGGCGTGCGTGAACTCCATCAGGCTGCGTCGTTCGCCGTCCCGCTCGACGAGGGCGGCGACTTCCCCATCACCACGATCAGCGCCAAGGAGGATGCGTGAAATCCGGGCACGCCTCAACGCGCGACCTCGCCGCAGCCCTCAAGCAGTCGGCGCAACGGACAGGGGAGACCAGCCCATCCGTGCGCGGCGCGGACTGGCGGACCGCCGTCGTCACCGCAGTCGGCGACGGAACAGTTACCGCGGACGGCATTGTGTGGCGCTGCCTGGAGACGTACTCGATGCCGCTCGTTGGTGATGTCGCGGTCGTCTCCCAGTCCGGGGCAGGGAGTTGCGTCGCCTTCGGTCGCCTCTCCTCCGGCGACCCGGGATGGGTACAGCCGTCCCTCGGCACCGGCTACACGCAGGGCAACACCACGTCCCAGGGCAACCTCAACGGCCCGATCCGCTACCGGCGCATCTGGCAAGGCGGCTGGTGGATGGAATGGGACGGCGGCGCCACCCGCACCAGCGGCGCCCAGACCGACAACATCCTCTCCAGCGCACTCGCCACCACATACCGGCCTACTGCCCGCGCGTCGATGGTGGTCGCCCGAAACGCGACCGCGATCACCGGCGTAGCCGCATCCACGTCCGTCTTCCACTCCTGCAAGGCCGACTTCCAGCAGGACGGAACTGTCTCCCTCGTCTCCGCCACAGGAGGCGACACGGAGACCGCCTGGTTCTCCCTCAAAGGGGTCCGCTACCCACTCAGCTAGGAGGCCCTGTGCCCACCACAGACGCATACGGGCAGGGCATCCAACTTGCCTCGCTCACCGACGCCCCCGACCTCCCCAAAGCGATCTCGGATGTTGCGAACGGTGTCATTCCCCGCGGGGTGATGCGGTTCGCGTCCGCGTCCGCCCGCGGCGCCACCCTCAGTTCCCCAGTGGCCGGGATGCTTGCCTGGCTTGCAGACTCCCGCTATCTCACCCTGTACGACGGTTCGGCCTGGGTCGTTATCTCGGCAGGAACGCAGGCATGGACTGCGGTGAGCCTCGCGACGGGATTCTCGAACAACGACAACAACTCTCAAGGCAACTTGATGTACCGGGTAGTGAACCTGTTCGGCGAGCCCACCCTCATGTTCAAGGGTGGCCTGCACGTCGCGTACAGCGGCTCCCCATCGGTCATCGCCAACGGCGGCTACGTGACGTCGACACCGCTGCCCGCGACCGCGCGCCCGACCAACCTGCGCAGCCTCACCGGAGCCTGCTCCACCGTCTCCTCCGACGTCCTCTCCGTGAAGATCGACGTTGGCACGGACGGCCGCATCCAGATCGTCGGCACCACCACCGCCACCGCCAACCCGAAGATCCAGCCCCCGTGGGTCAGCTTCAACAGCATCTTCTGCAGCCTCTGAGGAGCGCGTCATGGCCACCGTCTGCAAGCTGTACCGCGGCGAAAAACCGCAGCTCATCCCGCCCAACGTGTGGACGCTCGTCACCTACGAGAAGACCCTCTCCAACGACCGGTCGATGATGCGCGACCGGGCGCTGATCATGCCGCCGTTCGACGGCGACTTCATCTGGGCGCGCAACCTCCGCTGGGCGGCCATCGACATCCCAGACGGCGACACCCGCGTCCGCCAGATCATGTCCCGGTTCATCCGCGACCCGCACGGCATCCGCGACGACACCGGGGCCGACGACCGGGTCGCCACACCCGGCCGCTCCTGGCAGACCGTGTGCTGGCCCTTCGCCGGCCAGGCCAATCAGGCCGTGGGCGTCGAGGTCTGGCACGACCACCACGAGGCGTGGCCCCTCGAGCACGCCCAATTCGTCGGCACAACCAGCGACTACTAGAAGAGGCACCATGGCCAAGACCGGTCCACAGCGCTACCCCGGCGCCAGCACGTCGTACTGGTACGGCTCGAAGTACCCCGGCTCCGCGATGGAGTCCAACGTGGTCGTCTGGCACACCACGGAGGGCACTTCGCTCCCCGGCTACAGCGGGGGAGCGGAGGCGCCCAACTTCACCGCCAAGCCGGACTTCAAGGCCAAGCGGCTCGTCTGGTACCAGCACTTCGACTTCGACGTCTCCTCCCGAGCCCTCGTCAACCAGAGCGGCGGCGTCGAGACCAACACGCTCAACGCGTGCCAGGTCGAGATCGTCGGCACCTGCGACCCGACCACCCACGCGAAGTGGACGAAGGCCGGCTACGCGCACCTGTACGCACCCGACCTGCCTGACTGGGCGATCCGGGACCTGGGCGCCTTCGCGAAGTGGGCCAACGAGCAGCACGGTGTCCCGCTGTCCTCCGGACTGACGTTCAAGGCGTACCCGTCCAGCTATGGCAACAGCTCCGTGCGCATGAGCGCAGCCCGCTGGAACTCGTTCAAGGGCCACTGCGGACACCAGCACGTACCTGAGAACGACCACGGCGACCCGGGCGCGCTGCCCATGGCCGCCATCCTCGCCGCCGCCAAGGGCGGCACCACCCCTTCGACGAGCGGAGACCTCGACATGGAAGCCAAGGCCGTCAGCGCCGCGGTGTGGGACCGGGACGAAATCCCCGCCCCGCCGTCCGCCAGCACGTTCAAGACCAACCCGACCTGGAAGGCCGGTTCGTACCTGAAGGAGCTGTACGAGCGGCAGCTCGACGTCCTCGAGCAGGTCGCCACCCTCGCCAAGAAGGTCGACGAACTCAGCAAGAAGGTGAGCTGACATGCGCATATTCGGCCGTGAACCTGCTGTCATCCTGGGCATCGTCTCCGGCGCCCTGTCCCTGCTCGTCACGTTCGGCATCGGCCTGTCCTCCGAACAGGCCGGCGCCATCGTCGCCGTCATCTCCGCCGTGTTCGCTGCGATCACCGCGTGGATGACCCGCCCGATCGTGCCGTCCGCGTTCACCGGCCTCGTCGCCGCGGTCGTCGCACTGCTGGCCGCCTTCCACTACGAGGTCGCCCCCGAAACCGTCGGCTCCCTCAACGCGCTCGTGCTCGCCGTCCTGGTGTTCATCACCCGCGGGCAGGTCACCCCGTCCTCACCGCCGGCCCCCGCCGCGGCGAACGGCCCGACCAGCGTCTAGGAGCAGCACGTGCCCGATGAGCCGATCACCCTCGGCGAGCTCAGCCGACGCGTCGAGGATCGGCTCACCGACGTCCGCGACGACATCAAGCAACTCGGCGAACGCATCGACACCAAGGTCTCCCAAGAGGTCTACGACCTGCGGCACGAAGCACTCGCCGCCCGCGTCACCACCCTGGAAACCCTGCGGGAGAAAGACGCCGAACGCATCGTCGCCACACGACGATGGCTGATCGGAGCCGTCATTGTCCCCCTCGTCGGGATCCTCCTGCCCGTCATCATTCTGCTGCTGGGAGCGGGCTCATGACGCGATCAGCGATCCGCAAGGAAGAGAGCCGCTGGCGGCGAGGCGACTTCCTCGTCATCACATCCGCGATCCTGTTCGGCATCGCCATGGCATGGATCGTGCTGCGCGTCCAAGACCTCACCAGCGACCTCCAAACCCAGTACACCGCCCGCGACGCCCTCGCCCGCCAGGTCGAACGCCTCGGCGGGCAACCCGTCGCAGGACCACCCGGCTCCCGCGGCGAACCCGGCAAAACCGTGAAGGGGCCCCGCGGGCAGAACGGCGAGAAGGGGGAGACCGGCAAGCCCGGCAGCCCCGGACCGTCAGGCTCACCCGGCAAGAACGGCGGCGACGGGGACCAGGGCGACGAGGGAAGTACTGGCGAGCCCGGCCCTTCGGGATCGCCGGGCGCCGTAGGGGAGCAGGGAGCCGAAGGCTCTCAGGGCGAGCCCGGACCCGCAGGCCCTCAAGGGGAGCCGGGGCCGGCCGGAGCCGACGGCGAAGACGGAGCGGACGGCCGCGACGGCAAGGACGGGCAGACCTGCCCCGACGGCTACTCCCTTCAGACGCCGGCCGCCGACCCCGACGCGCTCGTCTGCCGCCGCGACGCTGCACCCAACGACGGCGGTGACGAACCCGCGCCGCAGGCTGCCGGGTTGGACCCGACCCGCCGCCAGTACATCTAGGAGCCCGTGTGCCTGACCCGATCCCTGTCACACCGCGCGTCGACGAGTCTGCCGCCGATATGAGCAGCCTCGTACAACTCGGCCTGGCCGAACCACAGCCCGTACCCGAACCACCGCCGCCCGCCACGGACCCGTTCCAGGAGCCCGTATACCCGGGCCTCCCCGGCGGGTACGTGCCCGATGAGCCCGCATGACAGTGCCCCGCCCTCCTGCTTCGGCAGGGGTGCGGGGCGCTTCGTCGTGTTCGGGGCTAGTTCCAGCCGCCTGTGAAGTTGCTGTTCACCTGCGCCGAGCAGATGTTGTAACTCCCCGACGCGTGCCCCTTCTTCGTGTGGCCGTCGACCGTGACCGAGCAGTTGATGTCGCCGCCGCCCTGCAGCTGCGCCGACACGTGGAAGTACATGGCGTCATCGTTCAACGTCAGCGTCTTCGTCATGGGCATTCCAGCGCCTTGCCGACTATCGCTGTCGCTGCCATACGTCGTGTCGACGCCCGCGGGCGCGGACCCCCACACCTTGAACACAACCTTCCCCGACGGCGCTTCGTCTTCGGCGGGCTTCGCCGCGGGCTTCTTGGCGGGGGTCGCAGCCTTCGGCTTGGCCGTCTTCGTGACCGTCACGGTCGGCGCCGGCTTCGCCTTGCTGTCCTTGGCTGCGGGGGTCTTCGTCACCGTGACCGCAGGAGCGGGCTTCGAGCTTGCGACGGCCTTCTCGTCGCCGCCACCGGATGCGCCGATACCGACACCGATGAACAGGATCACGAACGCGGCGGGGATCACGAACCGCTTCTTCGCCCACTTCGGGCCGGACGGCGGCGGGAAGCCCGGCCCCGGCATTGCGGGCCCGGGCGGCACAGGCCCATTGAACGGCGGCTGGTGCGGCGGCGGTTGGTTGTACGACATGAGTCCCCCCAAGTGATGTGCGATGGCACATGACGGTAAGGGCGGATGTAGCGGCCATGAAAGACCAGTGATGGAGTTGTGACGAAAGCGTGAAGCTTCAACCGATCGGCGACAGGAGGGCCGGAGCCGACGGGCGCCGGCCCTCCGCCCTAGACGGGCTGCGTCAGCTTCATAAACCGGCCGGACGCCACAGTGTGCACGGTCGCCGTGAGGAACGTCAGAGCGGTCTTGCCGTCTGGTGTCGTTCGGGGAGTGACTGCGAAGTCGACGGGGCTCATGCGCGGCAACTCGGCCCGGTTGTACGGCGACCCGGGGATGGTGATGGCGGCTTCGATGCCAAAGTAGGGCAACGGAGACAGGAACGCATGCAGGCGCCGAATCTCCGCCTCGGCCGAGAACGTCGACCTGTGGTCCGGGAGGACCAGCCCCAGGGTCGCCAGCGCCGACTGGGCGACAGGGCGCCGAGCGCCGAAATCGAACGGGGCGTAGTCGGGCTCCTCGCGGTCGATGCTCAGATCGAGCTGCCACAGTTCCCCAGAGTTCGACGTGATGTTCTCGCCGAGAGGCGTATCGAAGCGGATCCACTCGACGGTTGCAGGCGCCGTAGTCGTCATGCCGCGAGGGTAGCGGGCGGCAGGGGGACGGGCGGGCCGCCGCAGTCGAGGTAGCGCATAACGTTCCCTGAAGCGCTGCGAGTTGACCATGAAGGACTCTCGATAACATGCCATATCGCGAGCGACAGAACGGTACAATTAGCTATGGCTGACGACCTGACACTCGGAGAGATCCGCCGCGAACTTCAGCGCCTCACATCCATGGCTGGCAGTGCCGAGCGCCCCAAGCCGACCCGCATCAACCCGCCCGATCACCAATGGCCCGGCCACGAGTGGGATCTGCGCGAGATGACGCCGCAGGGCGGCACCAAAGAGAAGGTGTGGGTGATCCGCACCGTCGACGAGCAGGACACCGCCGACGGCTTGGTGTACGTCTCCACCCCCGAGTCGATGTACCCCGGCATCGACTTCGTCCCCCTCTACGCCTCCGATGCGCGACAGCTCGCGATGGCACTGCTCGCGGCAGCAGACCGGGCGGACCACCAAGCGCTCGACATACCGCGTCTCGAAGACCGACGGAAGGTGAGCTGACGATGAGCGTTAACGTCCGCCTCGGTGATGAACAGGGCCTCGACCGGAGTCGTCGCTATCTGCGACCCGTCGCCCGCCTCCCCCTTGAAGGGCAGCCCGACGACACACACTGGGCCGTGTACCAGTGGCTGCCCCAGTTCGAGGCATGGGCCACCGGAACCGCGCTGTGCGGCTACTCGACTCAGCAGGGCTCGCTCCCAGAAGACACCACAGTGACGTGCGTGAACTGCGAGGAGTACCGGCCAACCTACGAGCGGATGTTGGACCCCACGCACGTCCCCGGCAGCGACGTCCCGATGACCGCCGAGGAGCTGCGCGACACCCTCGCCGAGATCATTCACGGACACAGCCGCAAGGACTCCAGCGACTGGGACATAAACCAGGCTATGAACGCCGTGGAAGCCCACGTCGCCTACCGCATCGAGCACTTCCTCGCCGAACAGACGCAGGAACAGGTCCCACCGACTGAAGGTGATCAGCGGCCCTGCGGCTACACGAAGCGGCACCCCTCGCACACGTTCATGCGTCTGGAAGTCCCCTTCCAGTGCCCCGGTGAGCACGAGGCGGGGGGCGAGCGATGAGCGGCGGCATCATCCCCCGCCAGCCAGACGCCGCCCCCGCCGTCCGTGACGCTGCGACGCTCGCCGTCCTCGCCGCGATGGAGCAGGCAGCCGAACAGCACCTCGACGCCATCCGCCCCAACAACACGAAACGCGGCTACGCCAACGACTGGAACCTCTGGACCGAGTTCCACGACTGGCTCGCCCAACAGACCGGCCACCGGCTAGCGTTGACCGACGTCACGAAGGGCACGCTCGTCGGCTTCGTCGTCTGGCTCGACACCATCAAGCTCGCCGCGCCCACGTCGATCGACCGGCGGATCACCGGGGTCACCGTCACCCTTCGGCGGGAGCACGGCATCGAGATCCCGAAGGAAGTCACCGTCGCCGCACGGCAAGCGCTGAAGCCGCTGAAGGCTGACGAGGAACGCCTCGCACGCGGCCGAGGAGCAGCCAAAGCTGCAACCCCTGACCAGCTCAGGCAGATGGCCGCCGCGGTACCGGACGGGCTCACCGGCCTGCGCGACCGCGCCCTCTGGCTCATGGCCTTCTTCATCGCAGGGCGTTCCGCCGAAGTCGCCGCCCTCAAAGCCGAAGGCATCACCCTCCACAGCCAGGGCCTCAAAGTCCGAGTTCCCGGCGTCAAGGGAAAGCCTGCACGTGAAGTCGTCGTCGCCTACGACAGCAACCCTGACACCTGCCCCGTCCGGTCCTGGCTCACCTGGAAGGCAGCCAGCGGCATCACCACCGGAGCAGCCTTCCGCGCCATCGACGTCTGGGGTCACCTCGGCGACGGCCACCTCAGCGCCGAAGCCGTCCGCGAGATCATCGCCCGCAACGCCGAACGCGCAGGCGTCACCGTCCGCCTAACCGGCCACAGCATGCGCGCCGGATTCATCACCGCCTCACGCATCGCAGGCAAGCGCGAAGAAAAGATCCGCGAACAGTCCGGCCACGCAGAAGGTAGCCCCATCTTCTGGCGCTACATCCGCGAAGCCGACAAGTGGGTCGACGCGGCCAGCGAGGGCATCCTCTGACCATCTGCGCGAAGGGAGCGCCTGCATGAACGCAGAGATCCACCCCACGGCGGACCCGCACCGTTTCACGATCCACGACGGAGACGAGTGGATCGGGGAGATCGTCAAGGATGAGGACATCGAGAACGGCGTCCTCATGAGCGACGAGCACCTCTGGCTAGTCGAGATCTGGAGCCAGATGGGCACCGGGAAGAAGTGGGAGAAGAGCTGCGAGACCTGGGAAGAGACTGAGGAGTTCGTGCGCCAGGCGCATCGGGAGATGGTGGGCGAGCGGCGTGAACTGACCAAGGGCTCGCGTCCGCCGACCATCAGTACACCGACGGGCGGCCAGCGGCGTCGATAGCTGTGCCACACTGCCGGTGCGCCCCGCCTCTCATCCCCCGTGGAGGCGGGGCGCTCGTGCGTCAGCTCTTCGCCTGGAGCACCTGCCCGACCTTCACCGACACGACCTCCACCGCGGTGCAGCCGGCGGCTTCTAGTTCGGCTTTGCGGTCTTCGGCGCTCTTCTTGTCGTAGTGGCAGACGGCGGCGTGATGCTTGCCGTTGCCGTCTGTCCAGGTCAGCCCGTAGTCATCCATGGTGATCGCCATGCCGACATTGTGGATCACGGCACTGACAATGGCGGCGCGCGGCGTCGGCGCGCGAGGCGCATCCTGGAAGCAGGCCCTCGGAAGCAGGTGCGTCATGGGCTTTCAGCCGACGAGCGTAACCACGCCCTTCTTCGGGATCGCCGGGCAGTGGACGCGCTCCGACCGCGAGGTCGCTGCCCTGGTGATGAACTTCCTGCGGGGGCGGCGAGTGATTCGCGACTACGGCCCCCGGGAGCCCATCGAGGTCGCCCACTGCCTCGCGTCGGCGCGACGGTGCCGCGAAACGCTCAGTGAGTACCTGGACATGGCCAGGCCCGGCCGCGCCCTGGCGGAGTGGATTGTCGCCCTGCGGGAGGCGTTCATGGACTTCGAGCAGGCCGCAGGCCCGGATGGGGTTCGGTTCGTCGAGGATCCCGCCGCGTTCATGGACGCCCTCGATGAGCTCCGCGCGACGGTCCGAGAGGCCAGCCGGTTCGTGGCGAAGAAGGCGAACGTCGCTGACCTCCCGTCGTGATCAGCGGGGTCTCGCGCCATTTGATCGTCGTGGGCTGTGGAGGCGGCGCTGCTGCCGGTCGTCCGATGTGCCTCGGCTGCTATGCCGTCCTAGCCTGGAAATCTCTCGGGGCTGTCTCGGAGGTTCGTCATGCCCCATACGGTCTGGTCGGGGGCGATCAGCTTCGGCCTGGTCACGATCCCGATCCGCGTGTCGTCAGCAACGGAAGATCACTCGATCCGTTTCCACCAGTACCACCTGGAGGACATGGCCCGGGTCCGCACCCGGAAGGTCTGCGAGATCGAGGACCGAGAGGTCACCCAGGACGAGATCGGCAAGGGCTACGAGATCTCCAAGGATCAGATCGTGCCGATCTCTGACGACGAGCTCGACGACATGCCTCTGCCGACGGCGAAGGCCATCGAGATCGCCGCGTTTATCCCGTACTCGGATATTGATCCGATCCAGATCGGCGACGGCTACTACCTTGAGGCCGACGGCCAGGTCGCCAACAAGCCCTACGTCCTGCTGCGGCGGGCGCTCGAGAGGAGCGATAAAGCGGCGATCGCCAAGTTCGCCTGGCACGGCAGGGAGCGCCTCGGCCTCCTCCGCGTGAAGGGCGAGACGATCGCCTTGCACGCCCTGAAGTGGCCCGACGAGGTCCGCTCGCCCGCCGGGATCGCCCCCAAGCCCGTCGACCTCGCCGAGAAGGAGATAGACGAGGCCCTGCTGCTCGTCGACTCGATGACCCGCGAGGAGGGCATCGACGGGGCGGACTGGGCCACCGACCGGTACACAGCCGCCCTCGAGGACGTCATCCACGCGAAGGCAGACGGCAAGGCTCCGCCCAAGGCCGAGGGAGACAAGGAGCCGACCGGGGATGTCGTCGACCTCATGTCGGCGCTGGAGCAGTCCGTGCGCCGCGCGAAGGAAGGCCGCGGCGACGGCAGGGATGCGGACGTGCACGAGCTGAAGCCGAAGAAGAAGACCGCGGCCAAGAAGATGACGGCGAAGAGTACGGCGAAGAAGACGACCAAGAAGGCTGCCTCAAAGAAGACGCGATCGGCCTGACCAGGGTCGACGCTCAGGCCCAGTCGTCGGACATCCACGTCTTCCGGCCGCGCAGCCCCGGCAGCGGATTGCACAGCGAGCAGGCGTCCATCCGCCGTTGCCCCACCTCGGCCAGCAGCTCTTCCGGCAGGTAGAAGTCGACGGGCGGCGGCTGCTTACGGCAGTTGCCGCGGTGGATGCAGTCGAGCGCGTCCTCGGTGCGGGACGGTTCGATGGTGAAGCGGCGCTCCCGGTACGAGGCCTCTTTCATGCGTTCCCAGTTGGCTGCCTGCTTCTCCAGCTCGGCGATCGTCTGCCGGGTCTGCTGCAGCTGGTACTCCAGCCACGCCGCTACGGCCCTGTGCTTAGCGAGGCGCTCCTCCGGATCTAGGTCGTGCATGCGTTCGATTCTATGCTTGCGTCGTGCACGCGACGATCAGGGGAGACGATGGCCGCATGGACCCCGCAGGCAGATACCGGCTCACGTTCGCGATCGACGGGAGCACAGTCATGGCCGGCTGGTGGGAGAAGGTGGGGAACGCGGAGGGCAAGTTCGCGGCTTGGAAGCGAGACCACGATGGCATTGCTGGCGCCCGCATCACCCTCGTCGACACCGAGACCGGCGAGACACTGACGTCCTGGCCGTAACCCCGGCGTTGTCGGTGCCTGCCGATATCCTGGCGTCTGTCAGTGCTTGCTGCGCTCGAGCCCTGCTTCCCTGTACAGCGACGGGGGAGCAGGGCACGCTGCTGTCAGAAGGGCCGGTTGCTCGGGCAGAGAGGCGTTGAGCACCGATAGCTGACCACGCCGAGCGGATCGACGCTGTCCTCCAATGTGCCCGTGGCCTGGCGCCAGCTTGGTCGTATCGGCTTCTGGCAATCCTCGCAGAGCGGGCGAGGGAGTAGGCGCTTCTCGGATTGGCGGCATGACCGCGGCAGGTTGTCCATGCCGGGACCGTCCCACGGAAAACCGGGTTTGTCCGAGGCGCCTTCCCCCTATGCCGCGTCGGCTTCGGGCTCGGGATGCCGGACGAGCCGCTTGAGCTTCATCTCGACCTGGAGGCGGGGCAGCTCGGCCTCGGCGGCGAATGTGCCGATCCGCTCCTGTACCGCGAGCGCGGTCTCCACGGTCAGTGTCCCTTCCTGGATCTGCGTCCAGGCGGAACGTTCCAGCTCAACAAGGTCCGAGGGAAAGTCGATGTCGCTCACGGCGAGATCATAGATCGTTCACCGGTCATCCACGGCGACAGGTCGCCTGTCGCGGCGTGCGTATCTTTTCTAGTTCTTCTTGATTGCCAATCTAGATTGGCTAGCTTGGTCTCATGACGAGTGAGACTCCACAGCGCCTCATTCCCACCGGCTTCTGCTGGTGCGGTTGCGGCACTGAGACCGGCCTCGGCAGCTTCTTCACCCGAGGCCACGACAAGATCGCCGAAGCCGCCTTCATCGCCGCGCAACACGGCGGCTCCGTCGCCCGCCTCCTCGCGGACAACGACTTCGGCCCCGACGCCGAGCAATCTGTACGCGAGGCAGCCCTGGAGAGGGGCGGCTGGATCCACTGCTCAGTCGCCGGATGCAAATACGTCGGAGCCGAAGCCAGCGTCCGCAACCACGAAGCCAAACCCCACAAGGAGAAGTGAGTGAGCTACGAGATCAACCTGAATTTCCCGCACTTCGACTGGACCGTGCAGATGCCTGCGGTCCCGGCCAAGGGCGACGTCGTCGACTGGAGCGACTCCGAGATCGGCGACACAAAGTGGCTTGTCACGGAGGTGATCTACACCGCCTCTCCCGACAGGGAAGGCTCCATCTACCTCGCCCTAGACCCGGGCGATGACTACACAAAGGAACGGTCGGAACGCTTCAAGGCCGACCGGGTCGCCGCACTCAAGGCCAGCGCCGATGAAGAGGAGGCAGCTCAGTGATCAGCAAGACGGGCCGCTACTGGTCCACCGGAATCACTGTGGTGTGGAGCGAGCGCGCCCACACAATCAACGGCGTGCCTCACGGAGGATGGCGCGCCTCGCTCGACTTCTGTGACGACGGCTTCGTCACCAACAGGACCGACGACGGACACGTCTCTACCGAGGGTGCGTTGCACACCCGCTACTTCATCCGGGACGACGGCGGCGAGAACGGTCTGACCGTCGCGATCAACAGCCTGATCGAAGACGCCGCACGCCTCGACATCGACTTCCAGTCCTGGGACGCCGAGGCGCCGATGCTCTATTACAAGGGTGACGGCGAAGACCCCAACTCCGTACCCCCGCCCGGCTGGCGCGAGACGCTTCGAGCCGAAGCCGAACGCATCGGATGGCGCACTTACACAACCGTCTGAGCCAGCACGATACGAAGCCCCGGCCAGGACAAGTGGCCGGGGCTTCGCCATGCAGATTACGCCGCCTCCACGATCTCCCCACGCGCCGCCGCCGCCCACTCCACGACGAGGAGCTCGTAGCGGGCCCGCTGCTCGGGGGTGAGCCGCACGGCAGGGTGCGGCCACAGCTCGCGGATCTCTTCATTCACGACCGCGGCCGAGCGCGCACGGCCCGAGGCCGGGGGAGTGGAGGGCATGCGTCCACGCTAGTCCGTGGCACTGACAGTGATCCATAGGGCAGCAGAACCGGCATATACCGATCTACGGCTGCGGCAACTCCGTCACGAACGTGCCGATGCCCGGCTGCATCTCCGCGAGGCCTTCCTGGCGAAGCTCCTTCAACACCCGCCGCGCAGTCATCTGGGAGATGCCGAACTCGCCGCACATGTCCACGACGCTGGGCAGCCGCTCGCCGGGCGGGTACGTACCGTCGGCGATCCGCTCCGCCATCACGTCGTACACCTGTCGCCACCTGGGTACATCCGGCTCCCACTTCATGATCCCGACGCTAAGACCGCCATGCCGGACAGGCGAGACGAGATCGCTCAGTCCGCCTATCGCGCCTATCGCACCGGAGTATCGTTCAAAACCCAAGAACCCCCGCATCCGAGGCAACGGACCGGGGGCAGGCCGACGGCAACCAGCGGAGCGTCGACATGACCCAGCCTAGCCAGCACACGGCAACCGGCGAAGCTACTCGCGCGGCGCTCATCGACGAGGCCACCGCAGCGACCGGGATCCTCCCGCCCCACGACCGTCTCGTCGACCTCGCCGCCCAGCTACGCACTGAACTGCGTGACCTGCTTCCTGTTGTGCAGGCTCGCGCCGACGGTATGAACCGGGGAACCACCGACTGGTACTCGTGCGACCGGGCCCTCGCCGGCGCCCGCGAAACCCTTGAGGGCGATCTGGGGGTCGGGCTGCGGTCCGCCGCTTTGCGTGTCGCCAGTCTCGGCCGGCTCCTTCGGGCGCTCGACGCCTACCGGTGACCTGCGGTTCACCCCAGAGCGTGACCGGTCGTCACACACGGGTGTGAAAAGAGTGCAGCAACCCTTGCACTGTGCACCCTTTCCGGCATATGACATTGAACGCGAAAGTAAGTAGCGAGGAGGCCGCGCCCAGACCCCGCCCGGCCTACCGCCCGCTAGCGGAGTAGTTCGGAGATGTGCACTCGCAGCACGCGGGCGATCTTGAGGAGGGTCGTAATGGTCGGATTACCCTGACCGGATTCAATGCCCTGGTAGACGCTGCGGCTCACGGGGACAGCCAGGAGGACTTCTTCCTGGGTGAGATTGCGGTCCAGGCGTGCGGCGCGGATGCGGTTGCCGATGGCGCGGCGCTCGCTGAGCAGCCAGGCGTCGTCATCGGGGTGGTCCACCCGTAAACGCTCTGCCGTTCATGATCACAAGTCAGCCCGGTATATCGGGCATTTTTTGATCATGGTTGGCCGGTGTCCGGCGTGTACCCATCGCGAGGAGATCGAACAGCCCTGCGGCATATGCAGCAGGGCTACAGGTAGTGTGAGTAATTCGTACACACGTTCGCTCGAAGGGGTGAACATCCGTGGCCCTGTGGATGCCGTTAGACAGAGAGGGAACCATGCGCACCGCCCCGCATTGGCAGGCCACACACAGGAGAACCGACATGGAGCGCCAGCAGATCCTCGACCTCTATACATGGGAGGCCGGTGTCTGCTTCCGCCATCCCGCCAAGGGGGAGCAGCCGACGGCACTCGTGCAGGAGGTTCATCCGCGGACGGGGCCCAGTGAGGAAGTCCGCGCATGCGCGGACTGTGTGGTCGACCTCGAGCAGCAGCGCTGGCTTGCCGCCTGCGAAAGCGGTCACGCCTACCGCCCGGGACATGCTGGTGAGGCGCCTGATCAGGCGTAGTCGCCGGGGAGGGCCTGGGGAGCAGAGTCCCACTGGGGGGCGCATGGAGAGGGTGGCGGAGTCTAGTCACTACTCCTCAGGTCAACTCAGGCCTACTCGATACCAGCAGGTCAGGCCGTAAGCGGACCCCTCGCCGAGCAAACGCCCAGCGTCCACGCCGAAGGGTCATCAGAACCACCAGTAGAGCCAACCTCCCCATCCCACCTAGATCTCTGCCGGTGGGGCGGGTGCCTCTCGTTGGGCTCTGAACTGCACATACGCCGGTCGGGGGCTGGTCACTCCTCGCCATCAACCGAAAGATCATTTTCGCTGGGGAGGATCTGGGGAGATCCAAGTTCAAGCGGATCATCAGGAGCCGCAGGCGACTCCACGGCCCCCGCCGACATGAAGCGACCAATCGCCTCACGCCCACGGCTGCCAGACTTCGGCATGAAGTGCACGTAAGTCCTCAGGGTAAACCCGGGATCCGAGTGCCCCAGCCAGTCGGCCAACTTCCCGATGTCCTCACCCTCCGAGAGCACCACACTCGCGAACGTGTGCCGCAACACGTGAAAGCCGTAATGCCGGGGCATGCTCCACGCCACCTTGTCCCACCCCCGCCGGCCGCCCTTCGGCTCCACGGGAGTCACCACCGGAGGGTCAATGAGGCCGGCCTTCACCAGAGCAGGCTTCCATGTGCGGTTGTTGAAGCTGTCCCTGTTGACCGCCCCACCCCGCTTGGTGTTCGAGTACCGCGATGTCACCAGCAACCTGACGGTCACCTTCGGCCGGTCCTCCCAGGCCAGGTTCGGACGGTCCGGATCCACCCACGGCAGCGTCACCTCCTGCGTCGGGAAAAGGTTCTGGTACTCCTTGACCGCCGCCGCCAGCTCCGGCGGGCACGGCGCCACACGCTCCTTGTTGCCCTTCGGGGGACCGAAGCCGAACTGCCCATTGGCCTTGATCACTTGCCGCACCACGTGGATGTCCTCGCCGTCGATGTCGTCCGGCGAGAAGCCGAACGCCTCCCCTTGCCGCAGGCCGGCGCCGAGCCCGAGCAGAAGCAGCACGGCGTACCGCTCCGGAAGGGCGTCGCGGACCGCGGCCACGGTCTCCTGAGGCCAGGCGATGGCCTTGGACTTCGGGATCCTGGGGGGCTTGAGGTCCGGATCGCGAAACGGGTTCGCGGGGATCCTCTTGGCCTTATGGGCGGCCTGCAGGATGGATGAGAAGTGGGCCCACGTGACAACCAGTGTGCCGACGTCGACACTCCGGTTCACCTTCGCCTGCCATGCGCGGATCTCGTCGAAGCCGATCCGGTTCAGGGGGAGGCTGCCAACGTGCGGCACGATGTGCCTGAACACCCGCGACCGAACGTTGAACTTGGAGCTTGGCGGGTAGCGGGTGGTGGGCCACCAGTAGTCATTGATGTAGTCGGCCAGGGCCATGGTGCCGTCGCGCGGGTCGTACCAGTCGCCGCGCCCACTGTCCGTCTGGGCGTTGGCCAGCCAGTCCTTCGCCGCCCCCAGCTGCTTGTCGGGGAACGACCGGGAACGCACACCGGGAATGCCGGTGACCTTGTACCGCATGCCCTGGCCGTGGCGTTTGGTGGGAACTCGGGTCGGCTTCTTCTTCGGGTCGTCCGGATCGGGCGGGCCCTGCTTGTACCACCGGTCCTCGATGTAGCCGGGCATCCGTGCTCCCTGGTCCGTGAGTTCAGGCCGCGGCAGATCCGGGTGAGTCCATGGTGACGATCTCCCCGCGCCACAGCTGGAACCACTGTCCTCCGTCGAGGAACTCCTCGATGGAGGGATTCAGGGTGTGCACGAACTCCTCCACGGATGCGGTAGGGGAGACGTAGAGGATGACGTCGCCCTTGTCCTCGCGTATGTACACGGGAGGCGTCGGCACGAGACGGGAGGGCTTGAACGTGACGCGGAGGGGGCTCTGCGGGTGGTCGGCCGAAAGGAACTCGCCCTCCCACAGCTGGAACCACTCGGCGTTCGCGAGGAAGTCACGGAGGGTTCCGTTGAGGGAGGGGATGAAGTCGCGCGGCTTGGCCTCTTGGGCGACGCGGATCTCGACGAGCCCGCGTTCCTCGCGCCAGTCGGATACGACTCCCGGCGGCAGGTCGTCGGCCTTGTAGACAACGCGCAGCATGTGGCGCCCTCCCCTGTTGACGGTGCGCCTGTGACGGATCGGTCGAAAGCGCACGGTTGTGGAAGGGTACGACCAGCGAACAGTTGGCCACAATGCGTTGCAGAAATATCTACTTGGGGACTTTTCCGATCACCGGGGTGCGAGTTGCGGGTGGGACGTGCTACTCCTCGCGACGCGCCCGCTCATCGGCTTCGATCATCGCGAGCCAGCGCTTCTGGTCCTGCTCCGACATGGCGCCGAGGTGGCCCATGATGATGCGCGCGGTGTTGCCGTAGCCGCGAAGTTCGGTCGCCTGGTAGTCGAGCCACTGATCCGCTGCGGCTTCCTTGACTCGCCGCTCGGACTTGCCCAGGGCGGCGGCGATCGCGCGGACGGTGACGACGTTGGGTGCGCTGGCCGGCGGGTTCTTGATGAGCTTCTGGAAGTACTGCCAGGAGATGGATTCCCCGGTTACGGGGTCGGTGGCCGCCTTGCCGAGGTCGCGCAGGCTCCTGCCGTTGTCGAGCGCGTCCTGGATGAGCTGGGAGAGCGGTCCGATGGGGGAGGGGTGGTCTGCGGGGGTGTCGGGAGCGGGTGCCGCTGCCGTCATGTCCTCGTCGTCCTCTCGGTTCACTCTTCCACCGACTGTATCTAGGGAACGTGGCGTGCGCGGGAAAACTACCAGCTCAGTGCGTACAACCATCCTCGTTCGTAGACGAATCGTCTACAGATCAATGTTAGCCAGCTACAGGCCCCGCGGATAGCCGACATTCGGGCGACCCAATCTGTAGACGGGGCGACACTATTTGTGGTCTACTCAGGTCAAGCCAAGGCCACTCCGAACCGCTGGAGAACCGTTGAGCTCTACCCGCTACACGCTCAAATCGCCCGCCGCGTTCAGGTGGGCCATGGAAAACCCTGGTCGCGGAGTTCCGTACTCGATCCGCACCCTCGCGGAAGCGAGCGGATGCAGCCCGGCGCTCATCCAGAAACTGGCCAACGGCAAGCAGACAACCGCAAACGTCCTCGACGCCCACTCCCTCGTGGAGTCCCTCGGCGTCGCCGTACTCGTCCTTTTCGCGCCCCCAGTGACACCAAAAAGTGTCACAGCGACTACGGACCATAGCTCTGAAGAGGAGTGAAAGTGGCCCGCAGTACCCCCCAGCACAAGCAGGCCGCCCCACCCGGCTACTGCTGGATCAACGAAGCCGCCGTCCGCACAGGCCGAAGCATCGAAACCCTGTACAAGGACCGCAAGATCCAGCGCAAGGGCGGCCACCTCCACGGCCCCCGGTCCACGACCATCAACCGCAACGCGGCCTGGCGCATCGCCGACATCGACGCCTGGCTCGCCAGCGCCAAGGACCTCGGCCCCGACGCAGACCAGCTCCACAACAGCCGGCCCGCCGAACCCGCCCGCGCCGCCGCCTAGAGCGGCAAACGGCCCCGACCGCCGGGCTCTCACACACCGGCAATCAGGGCCTCCGAGATCCACCTTCACCACTGAGAAGAAAGGGGACCCCGTGTCTCCGATGATCGCAGATCAGCCGAACGAGTTGATCCTCACCGAGTCCCGCACCATGCGGGCCCAGACCGCCGGCCGCGTCGACGTCCTCGACAAGGTCAAGGCGCTGGCACTGCTGCCCGACGGCATGCACGCCACCACCGAAGGCATCGCGGCCTACTACGAGGTTGGCCAGGACGCCATCGAGAGCATCGTCCGACGGCACCGCGAAGAGCTGACCGAGAACGGCATGGAGACACTCCGCGGCGAGGCTCTGCGCGTCTTCAATGAGACTGTCAGCCTGACAGTCTCATCCCGGCGGAGCTCCCTGCGCGTCTTCTCCCGCCGAGCGATCCTGAACGTCGGCCAGCTTCTGACCGACTCGGACGTCGCCCGCCAGGTCCGCACGTATCTGCTCGACGCCGAGGCCGAGACGGCTGACCAGTTCATGGTGCCGACGACGTTCGCCGGCGCGCTGGAGCTTGCCGCGCGACAGGCCCGCGAGTTGGAGGACGCCCGAGCCGAAAACTCGGAGCTGGTCGCGACGAACGCCCGCCTGTCGCCCAAGGCTCGCGTCGCGGACGACTACGAGGCCAACCCCGGGATCACTCCGACGGTGTTCCACAAGACGCACTTCCCCGAAGTCGGGGAGCGGGACTTCTTCGACCACCTGTACCGCAAGGACTACCTGATCGACCAGCGGAACACCCGCTGGGACGAGCGCAACAAGGAGTGGAAGGACGGCCCGGAGCACGCACATCCGACTGCCAAGGGCAAGCGCTACTTCTACCTGGCGCCGAAGCTCGACCGGAACCGGGTGCGCCGCCAGCAGACCCTCGTGATTCCGGGCGAGGCGGAGCTGGACCTGGTCGCGGCGCTGGAGCGGGATGGGCTGCCGTCACGGAACCGGCCGGCTCTTCCGGGTGCTCAGGTCGTTCGCATGCCGCGGCAGCGGCGGAGTGGCGGTGCGGCATGACGGACCGCCTGTCGCCGCAGCGCGAATCCGAGATCCGCGAGCGTGCCGAGGCTGCGACGCCCGGCCCGTGGACGGTGGAAGCGGACCGCCAGAGGCTGCACCGCTACGTGTTGGACGCGGACGGGCTCGTCTACATCGACTTCGGGTACGTCGGGAACCGCACCCAGGACGACGCCGAGTTCACCGCCCACGCCCGCGCCGACGTGCCTGCGCTCCTCGCCGAGTTGGCTGCGGTCCGCGCCGAACGCGACGAGCTACAGGCCCGCTCCCGCAGGCTGATCGAGCAGTGGAACAAGCGGGCCGAGACGTGGGCGCCGCTGTCCAGTCCGGAGAAGAACCCGGAGACGTTCGATCACTACCGAGCCCTGTGCAGCGCTTACTGCGAGACCGCCGACAACCTGCACAACGTCCTCAACGGCCTCGACCCGGACGTTCCGTGGCACCTCCGCAAGTCCGAGGAGACGACGTCATGAGCGCTCTCGCCTTCCTCACCCACCTGTCCGGCGGCGACCTGCCCGCCACCGCGGTCCGCGAGTCGCGCTGTCTGAAGGCGCCGATTGGCTGCGGTCAGCCGCTGGTCTCCCCGGAGGCCACCGCCCGCGTCTTCCGCCGCGCTTCCGAGGCGGCCCGCTACCACGCCGAATGGCAGATCACGGGCTTGTGCCCGGACTGCCAGGACGCCCTCGACGTCGAGGAGGCAGACCTGTGAGCACCGACATCGCCGCCCTGGACACGTCGCTGGCCCGTGTGGAGCCGGCCGCGATCCTCCTGGAGGCCGCCTATAAGGCGCACTCCCGTTCCGACCGGATCGGTGACGCGAACGCCGCATGGCTGGTGACTCACCCGTCCGTCAACTACCCGAGCAGCACGCCCGATGGCTGGGATCACCACATCGCCCAGCTCACCAAGTTGAACGAGCTGCACCGCAAGGTCGCGGAGTTCAACCGGCTCCATCCGGTCGGCACACCGGTCAGCGCCTACCCCGGCTGCCGCCCCGAGTTCGACAGCAACTGCACCCGCCTGCACACCGTGACCCGCAGCCGCGCCGAAGTTCTGAGCGGCCACACCGCCGTCGTCTGGGTCAAAGGCGAAAGCTCCTGCATCCAGCTCTCTCACATCGACATCCGCACCGGAGGCGCCAAGTGACTGCCCACATCATCGGCGGCCTGGTCTACGACCTCGCTGACGGCCCGGTCGGCGCCGAGTTCAACCGCAGCGCCTTCGACGGCAGCCCGCAGCAGCGCCTCGTGCTCGGCGAGGGCAACGGCAAGCTCTCCGTCTCCCTCACCACCACGACGGTCGAGGGCGTCGACGACCTGATCGAAGCCCTGCACCGCATCCGCGACGACAAGATCCGCCAGACCGTGATCGAGCAGCTGCCGGAGGTGGCGTAGATGGACAGCGCCACGAGCGTCGTGCCTGCGCGGTTTGCGGGACAGGTCACGCGTACCGGTGATTGCTGGACCTGGACCGGAACCCTTCGCGACGACGGCTACGGAAAGTTCAGTGGCCGACAGGCTCATCGCGTGGTCTACGAGCACATGGTTGGCCCGATAGCAGCCGGCCTGGAACTAGATCACCTGTGCCGGAACAAGGCCTGCGTCAATCCCACTCACCTGGATCCGGTGTCCCGGCTGGAGAACATCCGCCGTCGCTACTCGACCTACACACACTGCAAGTGGGGGCACGAGTTCACGCTCGACAACACGTACACGATGCCCAACGGGCGCCGAGCGTGCCGACGATGCCGTACCGCCGCGAGTGACCGTTATCGGGCACGCCGGAAGGCGAGGAAGTCATGATCCCTCGTCTCGCTGACGAAGAGGTCACGGAGCTCGCGAAGGTCGACCAGGCCGCCCACGAGGACTTCGGCCGCGACGAGGGCAGTTGGACGCCGCCCCAGTGGCGCCGCTACTTCGCCGACATCGACGCCGTCCACGCCCAATTCCCGCACGGGGAGGCCGCATGACCGCCGTCGTCCTAGAGCAGCCCGTCGCTGACGTCGTAGCGGTCCTCGAGCAGGCCGCCGCGGTTATCGAGGCCAATGGGTTCACCAAGCGCTACCTGTACGACCGCCGCCAGGCGGGGGCAGGGAAGTCGCTCCGGTTCTGCCGAGTCGACGTCATCGGCGCCCTGAATATCGCCGCCCACGGAACCCCGGTCTACGCCGGATCCCCGGCTGTGGCCTCCGCGGAAGCGGCACTGCTGGCGCGCATCACGGAGGCAGCAATCGTCACGTGGAACGACGCGACCGGGCGCACAGCGGCCGACGCCGTGGCCCTCCTGCGCAACACCGCAACAGAACTACAGGCGGAGGAGGCCAAGTGACCGCCATCGTCCCGGAGCCGGCGACCGCGCTGGAGGCCATCGTCGGCGCACCCCGCCTCGCCGTCCCCGGCCTCAACGCCTGGCTCGGCAAGTCCGACTTCCAGCAGTCCCTCGACGACGGATTCACCGAGTCCTACGAGGACTTCTGCACCCGCATCAGCAACACCGACACCACCACCGGGGGAACCGCATGACCATCCACCTTCCGCAGGACGCCTACATCAATGCGGTCGTCGAGGCGCTCACCGCCGCCGGGTTCGAGCCGGCCGAGGAATTCACCGACGACACCGACACCCGCGGCACCTACCAGTTCCTCCGCGCCGTCATCACCCTCGACGCCGACACCTCCGGTCTCGACCCGAAGCGGTTCCGGCACGGCCTGATCCTCATCTGGGAGTGGCACACCGGCATCGAAGCGGCCGAGGGTGAGCCCGAGCGCGGCCCGTCGTGGGAGTGGGCCCGCCTCGTCGACGAGCACGGGCAGTCCGGCGAACGCGAGGGCTTCACCGCGCTCGGCTACCCGTCGCCCGCCTACATCGTCGAAAGCCTCCGCGCGCTCATCGCCCACCGCAACCAGTCCACGCCCGCCGCCGCGTGGGAGCACGCCGACGAGCTGGACGCCGCCTGCCAGACGTGGGGTGCGAAGGAGGCAGGCCAGTGAACGCCGGAGACGCCTACCGCACCGCACAGTTCCTCGCCGACGACGGCCACACCGACTCGGACGCGCTCACCCACGCCGACATCGACGTCGCCGCAGACCTCGCCGGCGCCAACCGGCCCGAGACAAGCAACGACCGGCACACCGTCCGCCTCGCCCTCGACACCATCGGAGGCCAGCAATGAACCTCGCCCAGGATCTCCGCACCCGCGCCAAGCACCGCGGCATGAAGCCGTGGGAGCTCATCCAGAAGATCGGACGTCTCGAGCGGGAGAGCGCCGCCAAGGACCGGGAAGCCGACGCCCTCACCTGCACGCTGGTCCAACTCGCCACCGAAGTCGACGGACTGAAGCGGGAGCGCAACGACCTGAAGGACAGCCTCGACGCCGCCGCCGTCGACTACGCGGGCCTCAACCAGGATCTCGAAGCGGCGAACGCCGAGGTGGCCCGGCTCCGCGACGAACTCGCCCCGCACCGAGCGGCCGAGGCCAACGTGAACGCGGTCGACGTCCCGCCGATGGAACGCGACACCAGCGCCGTCGAGGACCAGGCGACCGCGCCGATCGAAGTCCTCACCCTGCCGCAGGCGTTCGGCACCGACCCGGCGCACGTCCCGTCGTGGGCCCGCGACACCGACACCCAGCCGATCCCGCGCGCCAACCCGGCCGCCTGACTCGCCGGGCCGCCGGATGACACCGGCCGGCCAGGCCCGGCGCCCAAACGAAAAGCCCCGGATGCTTCCGACACCCGGGGGACCACCAGCATCCCACAGGGAGATCCCGTGACCACGATCAACGCCCATCAGCTCGGTCGACTCATCGACAAGACGGTCGACCACATGGGCTCCGCGTATGTCGAAACGCTCAACGGCATCCGTCTCGACGTCGACGCCCAGTACCTGTACGCGGTCGCCTCCGACCGGTACACGATCGCCGTCGCCCGCTACCAGCTGAACGCCGACGAGCAGCAGGAGCCGTGGGCGCGCACCATCCCCGCCACCTACCTGCGCTCCATCCGCGAGTGGCTCCAGCAGATCGAAGGCGCCGGACTCGTCACGATCAGCACCAACGAGGACCGGCTCACCTTCAAGAGCCCGCACAGCGAACTGACGATCTCCGTCAGCCCCGGCATCGAATTCCCCGACTGGCGCGGCATCCTCCGCCTGCAGATCGAGCAGGCAGCCGACGGCAGCGAGACCTTCCCTGCTCTCAACCCCGGCTTCCTGGCCCGCTTCAACAACGGCGACACCGTGCGTCTCCGGATCACGGGAGACGACAAGCCGGTGCTGTTCTTCGCCGAAGACTTCCTCGGCGCACAGATGCCCACCAAGCACGCCGGCATCTACCCGGTCGGCAAGGAGGACTTCAACGGCGCCCACCAGGCGTGGCTGTGGACGCTCGCCGCCGGCGCCAAGGACTCCAGCATGGACGGCCCCGCCTTCGAGGAAGACCGGCCCCGCTACGAGGCCACCACCGACATCCGTAAGACCGGCGAGGCACTGCTGCAGCAGACGCTCGGCTCGGGCTGGGACATGAGCGGCAAGTCGACCCGCCTCCCCGACGAGTTCCTCGCCCACGTCATCGGCGCAGTCAACGGCTGGTCTGCCTTCCGATACCTCAACGCCCTGTACAACGCCGACCCGCGAGCCGCCGCCGCGATCGTCGCCGAGGTAGCCGACGAACTCGACTCCGGAGAGATCGGCGAGTTCGCATGGGACGCCGCCAAGAAGGCCGGCTTCGACCCGCAGCAGTGGCACGACGACTACGAGGCCCACCGCAAGGAGCGCGCCGAGAAGGACGCCGCCAAGACCGAGACCGCCGCCTGACCAACAACCACAGACCGCCGTGTCGAGCCCGCCCCCAGGGCTCCACGGCACCAGGCCCGCCGGGGCGACCCCCCCCCGGAGCCCCGGCGGGCCTCCCTTCGCACACCCTTTTGGAGCTCGAAATGCAGAACATGAGCCGCGAGGAACTCATCAGCCTCCTCGACAACATCAAGGACCGCGTTGCCTCCGGTGACAGCCTCGAAGGCAATCTCCAGTACCTGCTCGCCGATGTTGATGCCGAACATCCCTACGACGTAGCCGCCACCTTCCGAGTCGGCAACCGGACGGGGCAGGGCGGCTGCATCCTGATCGGCGCCGACTCCGGCCCTCTCGGCTGCAAGTGCGGCGACACGGTCGGCCCGTTCGACGCGAAGACCGGCCGCTGCGAGACCTGCACCGAGGCCGCCGCATGACCACGATCGCCGAGCCGACGACCACCGAGGCGCCCGCCCTGGGCCTGCACACGGACCTCTCCAACGAGGCCTACCACGCGGACAAGACGAGCCTGTCGTCGTCCGGCGCCCGCAAGCTCCTGCCGCCGTCCTGCCCCGCCAAGTTCCGCTGGGAGCAGGACAACCCGCAGCCGGCCAGCAAGACGTTCGACTACGGCAACGCCGCCCACAAACTCGTGCTCGGCAACGGCCCGCAGCTCGTCGTCATCGACCACGACACCTGGAACACCAAGGCCGCCAAGGCCGCGGTCGCCGAGGCCCGCGCCATGGGCGCCATCCCCCTCAAGCGGCACGAGATGCAGATGGTCGCCGACATGGCCACCGCCATCCGACGCCACCCGCTCGCCGCCGCGCTCCTCGACCCCGCCTACGGGGCGCCCGAACAGTCCGGGTTCTGGATCGACGGCCCGTCCGGGATCCGGCGCCGAGTCCGCTTCGACTGGCTGCCCTCCATGCAGGGAGGCCGACTGATCGTCCCCGACTACAAGACAGCCGCCGACGCCAGCGACGACGCCTTCCAGAAGGCCATCGACAAGTACGGCTACAACCAGCAAGCCGCCTGGTACGAGGAAGCCGCCCAAGCCCTCGACTTCGGAGACGAGACCACCGAACTCCTCTTCGTGGTCCAGGAGAAGACGGCCCCCTACCTGGTCAACGTCATCGGCCTCGACTACTTCGCCCGCGAGATCGGCCGCGCCAAGAACCGGGCCGCCATCGAGACCTTCGCCGAGTGCACCGAGAGCGGCAACTGGCCCGGCTACGCCGACGAAAACCCCAACTACGTGCCTCTGCCCGGCTGGGCCGAGAACCGCGACAAGGAGATCTACCTGTGAGCTTCCCCGCCCCCACCCAGCCGGCCACCCAGATCGGGCAGGCCACCGCGATCGAGCTCTCGCGTGCCGAGGCCGAGGTCAAGGCCGCCGTGTTCGTCGCCAAGCAGAACCCGCGCAACATCCAGACCGCGCAGGCCGAAATGCGCTTCGTGTGCAGCCAGCTCGCCGTCGCCGAGAAGGCGTTCTTCTCGTACCCGAAGGCGAAGCAGATCATCAAGGGCCCGTCCATCCACCTCGCCCGCGAACTCGCCCTGATCTGGGGCAACCTCCAGCACGGAACCATGGAACTGTCCCGCGACACCGCGGCCGGCCAGTCCGAGATCCTCGCCTACGCCTGGGACCTGGAGCGCAACTCCCGCAGCTCCCAGATCTTCATCGCCCCGCACGTCACGGACACCAAGCAGGGCAAGAAGAACCTCACCGATCTTCGCGACATCTACGAGAACAACAGCAACCTCGGCGCCCGCCGCCTCCGAGAAGCGATCTTCGCGGTCCTGCCGGCCTGGTTCGTCGCCGAAGCCGTGACGCTCTGCCAGCAGACGATCGACAACGGCAACGGAACCCCGCTCGCAGAGCGGATCGAAACGGCCGTCCGCGAGTACAAGGCCGTCGGCGTCACGCTCCAGCAGCTGGAGAAGAAGCTCGGCCGACCGCAGGCCGAGTGGACCGACAAGGACGCAGGCGAACTCCAGGTCATCTACCAGTCCGTGTACCGCGGCGAGATCACCCGCGACCAGGCCTTCCCGCCCGAGCACATCACCGGCGCCGAGATCACCAAGAAGCGCGAGACGCCGACGGCGAACGACCACGCGCAGGAACCCAAGCCCGAGCCGGCCGACTGGCCCGAGACCGTACAGCCCCCGCAGTAGCCCGCACACGCCTGACCCGGCTGCGGGCAATGCAGCCGGGTCCCCAACAGGAGACCACACATGACCAACCAGACGTCCGACTTCCGCTCCACCTCCGCGCAGGAGTGGGCTGACGCCCTCCAGACGAGCAAGCTCCAGCCCGGCCCGACCTTCGGCTACCAGATGGTCGACGGCACCTGGACCTGCGCCCTGCACCTCGCCATCAGCAGCGAGCTCACGGCCGACGCGCAGCGCCTCCTCGCCGCCGAACTCCAGCAGGCCATCAGCGACACCGTGAACCGCGTCCTCTACCTGGACCCCGTCAGCGTCCGCGTCCGCGAGGAGGCGGCCCGATGAAGGCACTGACCATCAAACAGCCCTGGGCGGACGCGATCGCCCACAGCACGAAGCGGACCGAGAACCGCACCTGGACCACTCGCTACCGCGGCCCGATCCTCATCCACGCCGGCGTCAGCTACGACCGCCACGCCGACCTGCCCGACGGCACCGTCGTACTCGACTGGCCCGACTACCGGGGCGCGATCATCGCGACCGCCGAACTCGCCGACGTCCACTTCTCTGCTGGTTGCTGCACGCCGTGGGGCGAACCGGACGTCTACCACTGGCAGCTCACCGAGGTGTACGCCCTGCCGGAGCCCGTACTCACCAAGGGACGCCTGCAGCTGTGGACGCCAGCGCCCGCCATCATCCGCGCCGCCCTCGACCAGGTCGAGGAGGACGCGTCATGAGCGCCCAACTTCAGTTCCCCGAGCCGGTCCACGGCGCCATCAGCCCCGCCGCGGCCGAGCAGGCGAAGGCCAACGGCATAGCCCGCGCCACCGAGAACACGAACCCCGACTGGGCGACGGCCTGCCGCAACGCGATCACCGTCATGGCCCGCCGCGGCATCCCGTTCCAGGCCGCCGACCTCATCGCCGAACGCCTCGTCGACGAGCCGGACTCCACCGCCCGCTGGGGCGCCGCCTTCAACGGCGCCGCCCGCGCAGGCCTCATCGAGGAAGCCGGCTTCGTCAAGTCCAAGCGCGCCACCGTCCACGGCTCCATCTGCAAGCAGTGGACCGGCACCGCGCAGGGGAGGGCCGCCGCGTGAAAGAGGACGTCCTCGCCGCGATCGCCACGTTCGCGACGCTCACCGAGCTCATCACCTGGCTCCTCATCGCCGCCGCCGCCATCGGCTACACGGTCATCGGCTGGCTCACCTACCGGATCGTCCACCTCACCGCCGCCGCCATCGCCGACCGGCACCGCCTCCGCCGCGACCTCCGCCGCCTGGAGAGCTACATCAACCACCCCAGCGTCCGCCGCTACCACGACAGCGTCCAACCCGCCCGGAAGGAGGAGACGCCATGACCAGCACCAAGACCCTCCCGCCGCACGGAACCTACGCCCGCGCCAACGGCAGCCCCGGAAGGCGCCCCGCATGCCACTGCGAGCCGTGCCGGACCACACGTAACCGCATCAAGAAGCGCAACAAGGTCAACCGAGAGCTCGGCCGCGCAGCCATGGTCAACGCCACCTCCGCGCGAGCCCACTTGGCATTACTGCGGCAGACCATGACCTGGCCGCAGATCGCGGACCGCACCTCCTGCGAAGAAGGGCACCTCCGGGAGATCGCTGTCGGCAAGGTTCCGACCATCCGGCGCACCACGCTCAACAAAGTGCTCGCAACGAAGCCCGAGCCGCCAGCCCCCGGCAAGTTCGTCGACGCCACCGGCACCATCCGCCGGGTACGTGCCCTCCGAGCCGTCGGCTACTCGGCGACGAACATCGCCACATCGTTCGGGTTCGCCGAGACCCACGTCCGCCAGATCTCCCGCGGCACCCAGCCGACCGTGCGGCAGCGCATCGCCGACAAGATCGCCGCCGTCTACGCGGAAATCAGCAACCTGCCTGTACCCATCGGTGCGGGCGCGACCATGTCCCGCAACTACGCGGCAGCCCAAGGATGGGCGCCACCCGGAGCCTGGGACGACATCGACGACCCAAACTCCACGCCGGATACGACGGTCATCGAGCTCAACTTCCACGAGCGTGCCGAACTCCGCCGCGAAGAGATCATCCACTTCGCCTGGTGCGGCCACACCCCCGAGCAGATCCTCGACCGCCTCAACGGCGAAGTGTCCATCTCCACCGTCCGCGCCGTCGTGCACGAGTGGCGCACCGGGGAGAAGCGCGACCGGAAGCAGGTGGCCGCGTGAACGCCAACCGTGTCGGCGCCGGCCAGCGCGAACGCCTCTACGCCTCCACCACCGTCACCTTCGACGGCGACCTCGACCTCATCGCCATCGACCGTGCCCTCAACGGTGAACACGTGAAACTCACCGCCGATGAGAAGCGGTACGCGGCACGGATCCTCGACGCCCGCGGATATGACTTGACTGCCATCGGGAAGCGCATCGGCTCCGACCGCACCACCGTCGAGGGCTGGAAGAGGAACGACTGGAAGCCCGGCCCTTCGTCCATACCGCCGACGTACAGCCTCCCCGCCGAGCCGAAGTGCGGCGAGCCCCGCATGTACCGCCGACACCTCAAGAACGGCGAGAAGCCGTGCGACGCCTGCCGCGCCGCCAACGCTGCCGCCGACCGCCGATACCGGCTCACCGGCAGCCGCGCACCAGCCGCGTGACCGGCCGCCGCGCCGGGACCTGACCAACCCGCCTCACCCGCTCCGCCAGAGAGAAGTTCTCATGCCCTGGGTCCGTTTGGACGATCGCTTCCCCTCGCACCGCAAGGTGGCGCTGCTGTCCGATCGCGCCTTCAGGCTGTACATCTCGGGCCTCTGCTGGTGCTCGGAGAACCTCACCGAAGGCAAGATCCTCGACCGTGAACTCGCCGTCGTGTCCCGAGTCCGAGGCCTCAAGGCCGCCGCGAAAGAGCTCGAAGAAGCCCACCTGTGGGATCGGGTTAGCGGCGGCTGGCAGATCCACGACTACCTCGAATACAACCCCGAGCGCGCCAAGATCCAGGCCGATCGTCAGGCCAATGCCGCCCGGCAGCAGTCATTCCGCGACCGGAAGAAAGCGGAGCGCGCAGCCAAGAAGGTCGCCGAAGAAGCAGCCCGTAACGCCATGCGTAACGGCGTTACGGACCCTGCCGAGAACGGCGAAAACGATACGACGGCGACAGGAACGCGACACGACGACGACACGACGACGCGAGAAAGCCACGCGCAAAATCAGCGATCGTCGCAGGTCAGCGAGATTCGTAACGCCGTTAATAACGGCACCCCCGTCCCACTCCCCGTAGTTCCTCCTACGGAGGAACTACAACAACAGAAAGCTAGCTACGAAGAGCCCGCCCGCATCGGCGATCGCCCCCGCATCCCCGATGCCTCGCGCCCCCTCGTCGACAAGATCACCGCCCAAGGCATGGTCGTCGGCTGGGACCTGCAGCCCAACGAGTGGTTCCTCATCGACGCCCTCATCCGTCGCTGCGGCGTGGACGCCCTCGTCGTCTCCGCGGTCGGCAGCTGGCAGGGCGCCCGCAGACAGCCCCGTTCCGCCCGCTACTTCATCCCGGCATGGCGAGACGTGCCCGACGCGATCACCCCAGAAGCGCCCCACGAACACTCCCTGCCCATCGCGGTCGGACAGGTCGTTCCGATCAACGGCCAGCAGCGCCCCGCCACTTCAGACCTCCGCACCCAACAGGCGATCGAGACCGGTCGCCGCCTGCAAGCCCTCGCCGACGCCAAGAACCAGGAGAACCGATGATCAGCTACGAAGAGGCCGGACAGCTCCTAGGTCTCGCCGCCGCCCGAGACCAGCGCACCGTCGGAGACGCCGACGTCCTCGCCTGGCACGCAGACCTCAACACGGCGGGCGTCTCCTACGCCGACGCCAGCGCCGCCCTCACCCGCTTCTACGCCGTCGACATGGCCGGCCTCGAACCCGAGAAGCGCCGCCGCGTCACCACCCCCGACGTCATCGGCATCGCCCGCAAGATCCGCAACGAGCGCCTCGCCAACTTCACCTACGAACCGCCACCCGGTGACTCCGACCCGGACTATGTCCGGCGCCTCCGCGGCCAGATCGAAGCCACCGCCAGCGGGCAGGTACCGCCACCGCGGGAGCGCCCCGCCCTGGAGGGCGAGCCCAGCGCGCAGATGCGAGCCCTCGTTGCCGGGATCGGGCGCCCCGTCGCCGACACCGACGAGGAAGCCGCCGCGGAGGCCGAGCGCGACACCGTCCGCCGCTCCGGACCGCTCGGCCGGGAGTGCCCCAAGTGCGCGGCTGCCATCGGCCGGCCGTGTCGCACACCCCGCGGCAAGGAGCGTGCACCGCATCCGGCCCGCAAGGGCGAGACAGCGAACCCCGAGGAAGAGCGCGCCGAGATGGACCGGCGCCGCGCCGCCTCCGCCGCCTCCCTGCAACGCCGCCAAGAGGAGATCGCCTGATGGACGCCAACGACCCGCGCATGGACCTCGTCGACTGCGAGCTCGCCCGCATGCGCTACGAGGCCGGCGACACCGGCATCCAGATCGCAGAAGGCTGGGCGGCCGCCGCGGTGTACGCGATCCTCGCCGTCCACGAAGGCCGGGCCAAAGACCCGCGATCCTTCCCGGGCTTCGGTGACGGCACTCCGGAGGAGACAGCCCGCCGCATCGTCGCCCGGCTCCTCGACGCCGGATGGCGACCACCGGACGCCGAATGCCTCGACGTGCCGGAGATCCCGGAGTCTGCGTCGTGAGCGACTTCGAGCCGGAGATCGACGACATCCGGGCGATGCGCCGCGAGAACGGCGGCGCCGACCTGAAGGCGTTCCTCCGCCAGCAGATCGCGAACGGCCGCACCCGCCGTGAACAGCCCGCCGCAGGGCCGGTGTTGAAGCCGCCCGGCCACCGCCCCGGCGCCTGGCCGCCCGGTTGTAGCCCGCCCGGCCCACCGCCGGAACGCCAGATACCCGACCACGTGTGGCGGGCCGCAGCCCGCCACACCAGCAACGAGACCAACCGACCCGACGAGCCGTGCGACTGCGGCAACTGCCCTGAGGAGACCCGATGACCCTGCATTCCGGCGCCCCGATGCCCGACAGCCTGCGGCACTTCATGCGCGCCAAGCAGCACCCGGCCCGCTCCGTGCCGTGCCCGCACTGCGGGGCGCACGCCCACCAGCCGTGCCATCTCCGCACTGCCAACCGGCAGTTGGTTCAGCCGCACCCGCAGCGGGTCTCGGACTGGGCGCAGACGACGGCCTGCTGCCCCGAGTGCCAGGTCGAGCCGGCCATCCAGTGCCACGACGACGGCCGCGCCCGCAACACCGTTCACGCCCGCCGCTACCAGGAAGCCGAGGAAGTCGCCGCATGACCGCCAACCGCAAGGCTCGCACTGAGGGCGACACGGCGATCTCCCGGGTCGTGGGGCAGAACCTCAAGCGCCTGCGGGCCGCCCGTGGGCTGTCCCAGCGCCGACTGGTGGCACTGGCGCAGGAGAAGGGTTTCCGCCTCAATCACGCCTCGTACTCCCGAATCGAGCTGGGCCGCAATGCGAAGGGCGGGCTGCGCGCGGTCACCGTTGACGAACTGGTGGCCTACGCCACGGTTCTCGAGGTCCGGCCCGAGCGCTTGCTTGAGGAGCCGACGTGTCTCGCCTGCTGCGGCGCGCCGCCTGCAGGGTTCGCATGCCGCGAGTGCGGAGCCGAGTCGTGACTGCGCTCGACCGCCTGATGGCGGAGTCTCTGCCGACAGGCACGTTCGGTCACGCCGTCCCCGAGAGGCCGCGCGTCCTCGAGCGGCGGTCCCTCTGGACGGCGACCGAGCAGGCCGCCCATGTGGCAGCGCTGGAAGCCGAGTTGGACCGCCTCGAAGGCCGTGGCACCGGCAAGCCGGCGCTGCGGGTGATTGACGGCGAGGCCGCGTGATGCCGCGCGTCGTGTCCCGCCTGGGTGACCGGTGGCCGCCCGGGTCGCGCCCGCGGGGCCTGTGCGGCGGTCTGGAGCACCGCTGGACGCCTCAACCCGGCCCCGGCGGCCCTCGCGTCGTCCGGGAGGCTCCTGGGCGCTCTCAGAGCCGCACAGGGCGTCGCGGCGCCACTGGCCTCAACCCCGGGCCGTGGGGCCGCGGATGACCACCCCGCCCGCCCCGCGCTGCGCCGCCTGCCGTCGCCGCCTGAGGCGCCCCACCACATCGGGTCTCGGCCCGGTCTGCGAGAAGCGCCTCCAGCCCATCCACACCCCGACCGCCGCGAGCAGCGGGCCAGTGCCCGTGACCGACGGCCAGGTCGAACTGCCGCTGACCGAACACCAACCAACCCTCTGGAGCCTGTAATGACCACACGAGTTCGCACCCATACGCCGGACCGCGAGAACCCGGACGGCTCGACGACGATCCACCTGAAGCGCGCCTGCAACGGCTGCGGTCTGAAGCTCGGTGACGTCGAGGACTGGGACGTCGACGACCGCGGTGAACTGACCGACGTGCGTGACGAGTGCGCGCACTGCCAGCCGGTCGTCGAAGCGGAGCTCGCCGGCTGCCGTACCTGGGAGTTGCTGCCGCGGAACATCGCCCGCGTCGACAACGACATCGACCAGTACGGGGTGTTCGCGAAGGGCCACTGGCAGGAGGTCGACGGCAAGCTGCAGGTTGTCGGGCTGCGCATCGGCGCGGGCGAGGACCGGGTGGTGGCCCGATTCGGCGACTGGATCATCCGCCGCCCGGACGGGACGTGGGCCGTGCACGCCGCGCCGAAGGAGGCGCAGCGATGACCGATCCCCGTGTCCGCGCTCTCGCCGAGGCCTACCACCGCACCGTCCAGCCGAAGACCACGGAGCCCCGGGCGTGGAACGACCTGACCGGTGCCGAGCAGAACCGGCTCCTGTGGGACGCCGAGCGCTGGCTCACCGCAGCCGTCGAGGCCGGTATCGCACCCGCCCAAGAGATCAGCAGCCCGACCCGAAGGAGCAGCAAGTGACCACCTACCGAATCGAGTTCGGCCCGGCCTGGCCCGTCCCGCCGATCACCGTCGACTTCAGTGACCGCACTCAGGCTGCCCGCACTGTCGCCGAGCACGCCATCCCTCACCTGCGTCCCGTCCTCGCCGAGAAGGGGCGGTCGGAGCTGGCGGACTGCTTCTTCCAGACCAACCGGGAGCTGACGGCGGGCCAGTTCATGTGGCTCGACCTGGCGGGCGAGAAGGCCGCCCAGTTCTGCCCGGCCCGGCTGACCGTCGTGGAGGCGCAGCGATGAGTGCCCCGACTCGTATCCAGCGCCGCCGTACCGCCGGGTGGCGCGCCCCGGAGGGTGCCGTGTATGTCGGTCGCCCGACCCGCTTCGGGAACCCGGCTCGCCTGATCCGTGTCGACCACGGCCAGTTGATCGTCCGCTGGGATCTGAACGGCATCCCTGTCGGCACTTGGCCGGCCGACGGAGTGGATGCCCGCCGCTACGCCACCGAGCTGTACGCATCGTGGATCAACCAGCCCGAGCAGGAGAGCGCCCGGAAGCTTTTCCGCGCCCTGCTGTATGGCCGCGATCTCCTGTGCTGGTGCCCGCTCCCGGAGCCCGGCCAGCCCGACCACTGCCACGGTGCGGTGCTGCTGCGGCTCAGCAACTCGACGGCCGGGGTGCAGCGATGACCGGCCAGCCCGCCGTGATCGAGTGCCTGTACGGCATTGAGGCCGGTCACTACGACGGCAACGACGAGTGGCAGCCGCAGCGTGTCGTCGCCTTCCGGATCACGAAGAAGACCGCTCGGCGGATCTACTACGACGCCAACCTGACCGGCAACCGGGCGGCGCAGATCCGCTTTGTGCCACGGCAGTTGATCGAGGCCGAGGGCACGGTCTGCCGCAAGTCCGCTGGTTGGTGGGAGTCCGACCTTCAGCTGTGGCTGGAGCCGCCGCAGACATGGCCGCCCAAGCAGCAGCCGGACTTGAACCAGCTGAAGTCCGAGATGGCCGCAGCGCACCCCGACCGCGGCGGCACAGATGAGGCGTTCATCGCGGCCAGGCGCCGATACGAGGACGCAAAGGCCGCCAGCACCCCCGCCCCGTGATCACAGCAGCGCACCGCCCGGCGCGTATCCGGGCGGTGCTCCGCCGATCGTCCCACAGCCCACAGGAGAACCCCATGACTGAGAAGCCCGAGACCTGCCCGAACTGCCATCACTCGCACCACCTGCCCGGCACTGAGTGCGCGACCCCGGTCAACCACGGCCCGAACCGATTCCACCTCTGCCTCTGCCTGGCCCGACCGGGCGCGGCGGCTGCTTGCCCGCCCCAGATGACCTGCCAGGGCGGGACGCTCGGATACAGCGACATCTGGTATCTCCAGCGCGGGCACACCGTGTCGACACCAGACGGAGAGATCTCGCCGGAAGTCCTGACCGCCGCCCCGTCTGCGCCCGCCGACCAGAACCTCCGCGACCGCATCCGCCGCGCGATTTGCGAGGCTGAGGGCTTCGCTTGGGACACCGACATGCTGGAGCCCGACGAGTACGGCGAAGTCGCCGACGCCGTCCTGGCCGTCCTCCCCGCGGGGGCCACGGCTGACATCCGGAAGCTCGTCAAGCGCCTTGTCGCCCACGCGAAGGGCTTTCAGGACGTGCTCGACGAGGGCGATAGCGGGGCGTGGGGGAGGACGGTCGGCGCGGACATCGAGGAGCTGCGTGCCGCTGTGGTCGACCGTCCCGCGCCCGCCGACCGGGCCGCCGTGGCAGACGTCGCAGCGGCCATCGTCGCGGCGCTCCAGGAGCGGGCCGGTGAACTGTCCGATCTGGCCGAGGAGCAGATGCGCCCGAGCCTGGAAGAGCGAGCGCAGGAGTGGCGCGAGGCAGCGTCCGTCGCGCGCCGCATGGTCGACGAGGCGCAGCAGGCTCCGCCCGCCGTCGATCGCCGCGACGTGCAGGCCGTCCTCACCGAAACCGTCGCCGTGTACGCCGCCGACCGGCTCGGCGTGAGCGTGGCCGATGTCCTGGACGCCGCCGCCGACGCTTCGGCCGCCAAGCGCGCCCCGACACGGCCTGCCGGGTGGGCGCAGGGCCGGGAGTGGAAAGCCGACCTGCTCCACCAGCAGGCCGACGCGATGCGGGCCGCCGACGAGGCGCAGCAGGCGGGGGAGGGTCGTGGCTGACGACCAGGCGACGTGGGGCCGCTACGGAACGCCGTGCGCCAACGAGCGCTACCTCGCGCACTTCGGGCTGCAGGTCGATCCGTGGCGGCTCGATGAGTGCCGGGAGTGCGAGTTCTGCGGGAGCTGCCAGATCCACATCTGCTACCGCGACGACGCGTCCACGCTCCTGCACCGCGACTGGTTCAAGGACTTCGCGAACCCAGACGACACCGTGTGCGGGCATGTGGGCGGACCGGCGCATCTCGTGCCGAGCCAATACCAGCCCCGGCCCTGCCAGCTCCCGGCCGGCCATGAGGGCAAGCACCGGTCCCGCATGGGCTGGTCCTGGCCCGTCGCCAAGACAGCACCCGCCAACTAGCCCACCCACCTGGAGGAATCCGTGTCATATCCGCAACTGCTCACCCCCGCCGAGAAGCTCACCGACGCGAAGGAGCGGCTGAGTATCCCGACGGTCGTCGCCATCTGCGGCTCCACCCGCTTCATGGACGACATGAACGCCGCCGACGCCGAGCTCACGTGGGCCGGCCACATCGTCGTCAAGCCCGGCTGCAACATGAAGCAGCCCCACGAACTGTGGGCCGACGAGACGGAAGCCGAGGCCGGGAAGCAGCGGCTCGACGATCTCCACCGGGCGAAGGTCAGGCTCGCCGACCAGGTGCTCGTCGTCGGCAACTACGTGGGCGACTCGACCCGCGCGGAGATCGCCTACGCGCGGGAGTTGGGCAAGCCCGTCACGTTCACCCACCCCGAGGTGGACCCGGCAGGGGATGCGGCCTGATGCCCCGATTCCGTAAGCGGCCTGTCGAGATCGAGGCGCAGCAGTTCACCCGCGAGACGTTCCGCGCCGGAGTCCGCTTCGTACCGCTCGACCAGTTCGGATCGGCCGGAGAGGCGGACGACGGCACCGTCTTCATGACCATCAAGACGCTCGAAGGCGTCATGCGCGTCGACGAAGGCGACTGGATCATCCGAGGCGTCGAAGGCGAGCACTACCCCTGCAAGCCCGCGATCTTCGACAAGACCTACGAGCCCGCCAACTAGCCCACCCCCTTGGGGTGGGGCGGCATCCTCCGCCGCCCCACCCCGCACCGACAGGAGACGCACCGTGCATGATCCGCTGACCGTCGCGTTCGAGATCCGCCGCCCCTGGCCACGGACCGAAAACTGGAAGACTGAGCAAGCCGCGCGCACCGGACAGCGCTGGCAGATCGGCGCCGCCTTCTGGGTGCTCGCTGGCCGTGGCCTCTACTGGCCCTGCATGATCACCGTCTGGCACCGGGACCCGTCTGGCTATGACGACACCACCTGTCACGGCAAGCGGTGGCGTCTCCACCTTCACCACTGGCGCATTCAGGTGTCGCTCCTACAGCATCTGCGCCGCCGCCTCCGTACCCGGTGCGCATGGTGCGGCGGGCGTGACCGAAAGGGTGACGCGATCAACGTGTCCCATGACTGGGACCGCCCGCGAACCCGGTGGTGGCAGGGCGAACGGGGTCTCTACCACCGCGACTGCTCGCTGATCAGGAGCGCTCACTCGACCTGCGTCTGTGATCAGCCCGTACTCGAACACGACGGGTGGGGGAGGTGCGCGCGCTGCACTCGTCACCGGAGCTACGGCGCGACAGCCGAGTGGATAGACCGGGCCCGAATGCTGTCTGCCCTCCCGCACGGAGAGCGGAGCCAGTCGTGACCGCCCGCCGACAGCCCGTCATGCCGTCGCTGCGTATGTGGCAGATCCTCACCCGCTGCTACCGCGGCGAGAACCGCGGCGATGTCCTTGAACGCGCCCTCGTCATGCTCGCCAACGCCGACGGCCACCTGCTGCCCAACGGGCAGATCAAGAACGGCGTCGGCGGCAGGCCTGTCACCCGGAGGCCGTCATGACCGGCCCGTCGTCCACCCCCCGCGCCGAGCACACGCCCCGCCCCAACGTTTGGTGGATCACCACCGTCGGATGGTCCGGCGAGCAGGTCATAGCCGACGACGCTCCCGACCCCAAGCCGAACCGGGCCACCCGACGAGCCGCACGACGGAGGAAGAAGTGAACCGCCACACCGCCAACACGATCACCGACGAAGCCCTCGACGCCCTGTACGACGAGCTCGACGCCCTCCGCGTCCCCGGCGCCGACGGTGCGCCGACCGTGCCGCTGTACCGGTGGCAGGACGAACGCCGCCGCCGCGTCATAGCCGAACGCGAACTCGCCGGCGTCCGCGCCGAACTCGCCCGGCGCCGCAACCACCGCTGAGCCACAGCCCGCCCCGCACGCCCGCCAAGGAGCACCACGCCATGCACCTCGACGACGCCACTGTCCCCGCCTGCTCGATCTGCCGCAGCGGCCTGTACGAGTACGAGTTGAACCACCAGGCCTGCCGGCCGTGTGCCGACCGCATTGACCAGCAGCTGCGGGGGCTCGCCGGATCGGACGGCCTGTACGCCCGCCTGCGCCTTGCTCTCACCCCCGGATCGGGCGGGGGCGGCCCCGCGGTCTCGGGGAGCCGCACAGCCCCGCTCCCGGTCCGCCTGGAGCCGCTGTCGCTGTCGTCCCGCGGCGGCATCGTCACGATCCTGCAGACCTGGCTCGTCGACTGGCACGAGCAGCTCGCGTACCGGTACCCGCGGTGGGACGGCAACCTGCAGCAGCAGTGTGACCAGGCCGTCCAACGCCTCCGCGTCCTCCTGCCCTGGGCGGTCGAACAGCACCCCGCCATCGCAGAGTTCGCCCACGAACTGGCCACGATCACGCGCCAGTGCCGCGGACAGGTCGACGGCGAACGCCCGCCCCGCCGCGTCCACGTCGAATGCGGCTGCGGGCAACGGCTCAGCTTCACGCTCGACACGCTCGGGCTGCGCTGCCCCACCTGCCAGACCCAGCACGGGCACGGGGAGCTGTTGCGGCTCCCGCTGGCGGAGAGACGGGCGGCGTGAAGCACTCGACCCGCTAACAGATCTCCGAATCCACGACGAGTAAGGCCCCCGTCAGGCATTGGCCTGGCGGGGGCCTTCTGCATCCCTGAAGGAGTCTCCATGAAAGACATCGCCAATGCCGACCCTGCCGTCCTCGCCATCCTTGGTGGAACCGCATGCACCATCACCTTGATTATCGTCGTCGGATGGATCGCTAACGGCATCGTCCAGGCAGGTGACCGGACTGGCGTCGCCGCGTGCTTCCGGGCCCTCGGCGAACTGGTGAAGTCGTTTCGGCGACGAGCGTGACCTCAATCCCGGGACGGCACCCGGGCGGCCAGGTTCCCCAGCAGGTACCGGGCGAACTCCTCGTCGACCCTGTCGCCGTCGAGGACCGCGGCGAGCAGCATCAGCAGCTCCTGCGCCTCCTCCAACGTCAACAGGGGGAGGCGCACGGCCGGCGGATCCACGGCCATCGGCACGTCAGGGAAATCGTCCACGAGCAGCACAACGACACGGCCCCCACCTCGACACGAGGTGGGGGCCGCGGTCGTGCGTGCGGGGTCAGGCGGCAACGGGCCTCAGCCCGCGTCAGGCAGCTGCTCATCCGCAGGCAGCGGCGGCACCTCCTTGAGCCCGGCCGCCTTCGCGGCCTCTCGCCGCGGATCCCTCAACACCGATCGGATCCACGACTTCGTCAACCCCAGCCGTGCAGCCAGCGCATCCATCGGCACCCCACGCCGGTTAGCCGCACTCAACGCCAAATTCCGGCGCAACTTCAGCCGGCTCACCGCAGCATCCGACGCCAGCCAGCGATGCCATACCGCCGCGAACGCCAACAATGCCTGACCGGATAAGTGGTCCCACTTGTCCTTCACGAGGCCCCCCAGAGGTTGAAGCCACAACCCGTTGAAAGGTCACCGTCAGACGGAATGCGGGCCTCGACAAGAGCGCAGAACGGCGCACACAACGCCCCCGCAACTGCGACGGCGCAGCAACGGGGGCGCATGCGGGGCTCGCGGGGGAGCCGTCTCAGGCGCGAGAAACCTCGAGCCCCTCCGGCAGTACCGGTCGCGGCCAGTCGAATACCTCCGCCAGGAGCATCCGCGCCGCGGTGTCGTGCTCGAACTCCGACCGGTTCGGCGGCATTGCCAGAAGGCGAGGGCTCGGTGCTAGGCGCCGGCCACGCTAGTGCTCATGCCAACGATCAGCGCTTTGCCGGTGGAGCGACTCACTAAGCCTTGGGCGACTAGTAGCTGAAGTCCACGGCGGACGGTGAGTTGACTGACGCCGAACTCGAAGGCCAAGGACACGACTCCAGGAAGCTGCGCCCCCGTGTCGTAATCTCCGGACGTGATCTGTTGCGAGATCTGCTCGGCGACAAGCTCAGGCATTGAGATCTTCCGCCGCCTGCTCTCCTTGTCCACGGCGAGACCTCGCAGGAAGAGAGCTTCCTTCGCGGCCTTGGCGCGAGGAGATGCGGCCTGCTTAGGGGGCTGCCAGCCTTGATCCCGATCAGCGACAGTCGGGACGTGTGCCCGATTGTGGATTGCGCCCTCGGTGCGTATCGCGGCGAGTTCAGCGACTTCCGCCTCCCGTCGAGACTCGAACCACTGGACTCGCTCCCCGCGGACATCTGGCCACCAGGTCTTGGCGTGTTCCAGGGCGTGCTGCTTCCACCGGCGGTGCGGGTTGCTAGAGATCCCGACGTACAGGAGGCGGTCGTCCGCGTCGTAGAGGCGGTATAGAGCGGTCCGTTCCGTCATTCTGGCCTCCGGCTATACCGTGCCAGCGCGCCCTGGGTTGTGGACGCTTCCTGAAGTGAGAGCGCCCATGGTCCGGTGTTGGTGTCCATGTCCTTGCCGAAGCCCACCCACTTGCCGATCATGCGTGTGCCTGTCGGCTCGACGAGCATCTGGATCGCCCCGTGGTAGCGGGCGCCCCGGTAGTAGCCGTCGGTTGCGGTCTGCTCAACCCAGGTGCCGGTAATGACGCTGCCGTCGACCGTCAGGTCCATGGTCAGCGGGGAGTCCGGGTTCGTGGACGCGCCAGGGAGGGATCGGACCGTGAGGCGGTTCCCACGCTGGAGCACGAGCACGTAGTGCTGGGCGACGAAGGTCTCGTCGCGCCCACTGGAGTAGAACTCGTAGCGCGACAGCCAGACACCGTTGTAGCTGCTCCGGGGGGACGCCTGGGGTACCGGGCCCGGGGCCGGCGGGGCGACACCTTCCGGAGATGGCCGGACGTCGTGACCACCAGAGCCGTCTTCGGAGACGTGAGGGAAGTTGGCCGACGCGGAGAAGCCGAGCTCCTCGACCGCCATTCCGGTTACTGCTTCAAGGGCGCGAATGTAGGGCGGCTGAGGGCGCCGTGTCTGCCCTGACTCCCATCGTTGGACGAGCCGCTTGTTGGCTGCTGCTGCCCCGTTCTCCTTGAGCGCGGATGCGAAGCCCTCCTGACTCAGGAGCATGCCCATGCGGACAGCCCGGAGTGTGGCGTTTGGTGTCGTCATGCAAGTAACGGTAGCCAGCGAAGCTAGGGAATGACACCGGTTTGACGCCCTAATGACGTCAAAGGGACGTCACGTTTGCCGTCGCGGGAAGCGGAGGTGCGGGGTCACTGTGTGGTCATGACTGATCACGGCATGCCCCCGGCTCGGCTATTCCTCGGTCCCTGGCGTCTCGCTGGCGCCAGCGGCCAGCACGATCCGCCGCACCTGTTGGCGGGTGTACCCCGTCGCGTCGCAGATGTCCTTCTGGGTTACGCCGTCGCTGTCGGCGTCCCGAATGGCGACAGCAAGCGCCTGGCGCAGGACTTCAGTCCGCATCTCGGCGTCCCTGAACTGCTTCGCCACCTGCTCCAGTGATCGCTTGTCCATGCAAGTTAGTGTCCCATCCGCTGGCATGTGACATGACGTTACGTGAACAGCTCGAAATTGCCTAGGTCTAACGCTTGACGGAGGGAACATCGTGTTCCTATGGTGGAGCTCGTTGGAAGGCAAGACGCCAACAAAAATGGCCCCGCCCGGTGTTGGAGCACCGAAGCGAGGCCTAGGTCAGACGCCCTCAGTACAGGGAGACCAACTCATGAGCACAACCGTACAGCCCGCGCCCCTGGCGCTGGAGTCCACTTCCCGTCTCGTCCCGGCGATGGTTGGCCGGCCGGGCGCCACGCAGACCGTATGGATCACCTGCCCCGCATGGTGCTCCCAGGACCACCTCGCTGACCGTGAGGTCGCGATCGAGGACATCGACCACTACTCGACCCCGTCGGGCTGGAGTGTCGGTTCGATCCTCGCCCCTGACGAGGCCGTGCACGACCTGTACGTGCGGGTCCACTCGGACCCGATGCACGAGCTGCCCGCTCTGCGTGAGGCGCATGTCCTCCTCGGCAACGGCTCGCCGTTCGACTCGTACCTGACGCCGGACATGGCGGAGGCGACGGCCGACGAGCTGGTCGCCATGGCCTCCCAGATCCGCCAGGCCGCCACCATCGCCCGCGAGCAGCAGGTCGGGGAGGTGTCGTCATGACGACCACCCTGAGCCCCGCCGACGTTGCCGCCCACGAGCTGGCCTCCTATGTCCGTCCCCGCCGGATCCTGCAGCGTTTCCCGGCTGGTGGCCCGCGCGGCTCCTGGCCGGCGGAGGAGTACGCGAACCAGCGTCGCCTGGAGGGTCAGCCCGCCGAGGTCGTGATGGATCTTCGGTCTGACGCGTTCCTGGTGATCGTCCGGGAGGCGTCGTGAGTGGCTCTCGGTTGACGTCCGCGGTGCAGGCGGTGATTGCGGTCGGTCGGGCGATGCGGGCTGCGGATCCGTTGCCGGATGCGTCGCCGTGGCTGGTGTTTGAGCTGCGGGATCCGGCCGGCGAGCTGCTTTTTGACGGTCATCTGTCGTGGCTGGGTGCGGAGCGGGTGGTGGCGGTGTTGGAGGCGGCTGCGGCCGTGCAGCACCGTCGGCCGGCCGCTCCGACTCGCCCGCGGTTGCATCTGGTGCGTAACCCCTAGACCGCCGCGGTCGACGGTCGATCCCCCCATCCCGTCGGCCGCGGCGCCCACCCACACCCCAACTTCCCGAGAGGGCTTGATCGTGATGTCTCCGTTCCTGTCCGACGCCGATCTGGGCGTCACCGACATCGGCCGCAAGAAGCGCGCCTCGACGACCGTCGGCGACGTGTCGGACGCCTACGCCGCCCAGCTGATCGACGAGTACCTGGCCGCGCGCGCCGCCCGCAGCTTCGAGCTCATGGCGTTGATCCGCGACCACGCCGCCGCGATCGACCCGCTCCTCGTCGACGAGCTCGACGGCATCGACTACCCGGCCGCCGCCTGATGTGGGGCCAGCTGCTGGTCATCGTCATCGTCGGCGCCCTGTTCCTCGCGACGGGCTGGCTTCGGTGGCGCATCGAGCAGCCGGAGCGGGTCGAGTGTCGTGGCCACGGCTGCTGCCACACCTGCTGCAAGGGAGCTGCGTGATGGCCGCCGTTGACATCACGTCGTTCGGCTACCTGCACGACGGGCCGCCGGCCGCGCACCTGACGGTCGATCTGCGCCAGCACTTCCGCGACCCGCACGTTAGCCCGGAGCTGCGCCACATGACCGCCGACGACGAGCCGGTCCGTACCGCGGTCCTGAACACGCCCGGCCTCTCTGCGCTGGTGCAGGCCGTGACCGCGGCGGTCGAGGCGTTCGCGTCCGGCCCGTCCGCCGGTGCCGTCACGGTCGCCGCCGGGTGTGCGGGAGGCCGGCATCGCGCTCCCACATTTGCCCGCGCTCTTGCCGACCTGCTTTCTGCAGCCGGCCACCAAATCACCGTCCAACACCGCGACATGGACAAGCCCGTCGTCCAGCGGTGAACCGGCAGCCCCGATGGTCGCAGGCCGGGTTCGACTCCCGGCCGGGGCACGCACCACCAACTCGTTCACCGAATCAAAGGAGTACGTCATGGGCCTGTGGCCGCGCAGCAACCGTTTCGAGGACGCCCGTCAGCAGCCGATCAGCGAGAGCAGCACGCGTGAGGCGGTGTCGAACCTGTCCGCGATGGCGAAGGCGTCGGAGGCCTCCGGGGACAGCCAGTCGGCGGCGACGGCGCGGGAGGCGTTGGACATGGAGCTGGACACCCTCCACGAGATCAGGAACCTGCAGGCGCACGGATTCAAGCAGCCGAAGCGCTAACCCCCTGGTCGCCGCGGGCGGGTGTTCACGGTTCCCCTCCGTCCCGCCCGCGGCTCCCAGCCTCGGCCCGAGTTCCCGTCGTATGCCGCAAGGCAGACCGAGGCGCGCACCACCAACCGAACCCAACCCGAGAGGAGCCCTTCATGGGCCTGCGCGACAAGATTTTTGGCACGCCGGAGCAGCAGGAGCACAACGCCCGCTTCAACAACCGGGACACCGACCCGGACAGCGAGGAGTACCTGGCCTCCCACGACCGGGTCATCGCCGCGGAGAAGACGGCGAAGAAGGCGTGATGGCCGCCTACCACTGCAAGCAGGACGAGACGCACGCCGAACTGCACGCCGGCGGGGCGAACCTGCCGTGCACCCAGTGCAAGGCCCACGCGAACAGCATGCCCATCGCGGGCGGCTGTCTGATCGTGACGCTCGTGTCCACCGCCATTGGCGCACTGCTGTACGGCCGGAAGAAGACCTGAATCCGAACCAACCGCCTGGAGAGGAGGCCGTCATGCGGCCCCTGAAAGTCCTGCTCGTGACGGCCGTCCTCGCCCTGTTCGGCGCCTGCCCGTCGCTCGCCACCGCCCTCGGTGACGCGCTCGGCCTCGTGTTCGGCGGCGCCGCACAGATCGTCACCCAGCCCGCGCTGTTGCTCGCCGTGGCCCTCGGTGGCCTCGTTGCCGTCGTCGCCCGGCGTGGCCGGAGGGCCATCTGATGCCGATCACCCTGCCCGCGTTCCTGACCCGCCATAAGGAGAGCCCGGTGTCCGAGACCACCGCCCCTGCCGAGAACGGACCCAATGTCCTGATGCGGTTCCTCACCCTGGGAGGAGCTATCGCGATCGTCACCGGGTCCGGCAGCTACGGGGCCGAGGACTGCCACTGGAAGTGCCTCGGCTGCGACGACACGGACAACGGCATCCCCCGATGGGGCTGGAACGCGCGGGACGCAGCCAACGCCCACGCGGGGCAGTGCCGGGCGATGCCGAAGCCGGGGGCGTGACGTGAACAGCCCACCTTCCCGCGCCCGGTGGGATCCGCTCGTCGCGGTATCCCTGATCGCCGGTGTCGGCTTCACTGCGATCGCCGAGTACCAGCTCGCCAGAAAGATCGGCTCCCCGGTACCCGTGGCGGTACTACTGCCCGTGGCATTGGACGTGTACGTGGTCGCCGCCATCCGCCGCTCTCGCGGCCGGGACATCGCACTCGCACTCCTCCTCATGGGCGTCGCGCAGGTGTCGGCGCACATGCTCGAAGCCGGCGTCGTCGAGATTTCAGTACCGCTCGTCGCGGCCGTCTCCGTCCTGGTACCGCTCGTCATCTGGCGGGTGCACGCGCTGGCGGTACTGCCGAAGAAGCAGCCCGCCGGTACCGGTACCGCCCCGGCCGTGAGCGAGCCGGTTCCGGACGCCACCGTCGAGCGAGTACCGGCATCCGCGCCCGCCCCGGTACCGCCTGCGGTACCGGTACCGCCCGCGAGCCGCCCGGAACTCGAGGCCGTACCGGAAGCAGTACCGGCCCCGGTACCGGTACGGCCGCGCCGCCCGAACAGCCAGAAGACGCCGCGCAGTACCGCCCCGAAGTCCCGGCAGAAGAAGACCGGTACCGGCTCGTTCGACGACCACGTCCGCACCGCCATCGGCTGGCTCGGCGACGAACCGGACCTGTCCGGTACCGCCATCGGCGAGCGGCTCGGTACCGGCGACTCCTACGGCCGCCGCGTGCGCCGCGAAGCCCTCGCGAAGGCCGGTACCGAACCGGCTCCTGGCCCCGAGCACCGGGACCACAACACCGACCAAATCCTCACCGGAAGCTGACCCATGAGCGCCCACCACACCGCGCCGGCCGACCCGAAGCCCGCCCTGAAACTCGTTCCCTCGACCGACACGGCCGTGCAGGTGTCGACTCGCCCGGAGCGGCGCCGCCTGCGCGCGGACCGACTGCGGCGCATCGTCGTCGCCACCCGCAACAACCCGGGGTACCGGCTCGCCGTCCGGCACGGCGCCTACACCCTCGGCGGGACCCGCATCCTGACCCGTCGCGCCTGGGACGCACGGACCGCGGCCCGGTACGAGCGGATGATGCGCATCGCCGAAGCGTCCGGGAACGAGGAGGCCACACGGGTGTGGGAGCAGCGGGCCCACGCCTACCGGTTCGCCCGGCGCCGCGGACGCATGGAACTCCTGCAACTGATCCTCAACGCGCCCAAGGCGGTAGCCATGGGCGCGGGCGCAACCGCTGGCGTTCTCCTGCTGCTCGGGATGATGCTGGCCGCTGCCAGGGAAGACATCAGTGACGTCCTCGTCCCGCTCAACGCCGTGATTCAGCTGGTCAGCTGGGTTGCGTTCATCGCGGGCGTCGTCTGGCGGCCGTTGCTGGTGTCGCTGCCGTTCCTCGCTCTGGCCGGGGCGTGGGCGGTCGGACGCCACCAGAAGTCCGCACCGGTATGGGCACTGCCCGTCGACCCCGGCGAGCAGGGCATCGTCCCGGACGAGAACGCCATCATGCGGGCGCTGGGCAAGCTGAGCATCGCGGAGCTCAATGCGGCCATCAAGGAGGGCTGGCAGCCGCGTTGGGTGCAGGGCACCGTCCGCTCCGGCAACGGCTATCACGCCCAGCTGCAGCTTCCTCTTGGCGCCCCCGTCGAGATGATCATCAAGAAGAAGAATGTTCTCGCGCACAACCTGCTCCGCAAGCCCGTCGAAGTGTGGCCCACCGAGCCGCCCCGCATGCCTGGCGTCCTCGACCTGTGGGTCGCCGACCAGGGCTCCCTGTCCGGGAAGATCCCGAGTTGGCCGCTGCTGCACGAGGGCACGACCGACTACTTCGAGGGCGTTCCCCTCGGCGTGTCCCAGCGCGGTGATCCGATCATCGGGAAACTGATGGCCGCGAACTACATGGTCGGCGGGATCATGGGATCCGGTAAATCGTCGCTGGTCATCTCGCTGCTTCTGGGCGCCGCCCTCGATCCGATCGTCGACATCGAGGCCTACGTCATGGCCTACAACGTCGACTACGACCCGCTCAAGCCCCGCATGAGCGTCCTGGTCAAGGGCGACGACGACGAGCAGCTGAAGACCGCCCTCGACCGGCTGCGCAGCCTGACCAACGAGGTCACCGAACGCGGCAAGCTGCTGGAGGAGCTCGGCGGCGAGACCACCAAGCTGACGCGGGAGCTTTCGCTGAGGGACCAGCGGATGCGGCCCAAGGTCATCGTTTTCGACGAGTGCCACGAGCTGTTCATGCACAAGGGCTACGGCAAAGAGGCCGCTGAACTGGCCATTCGCGTCATGAAGAAGGCCCGCAAGGTCGGTATCACCCTCATCTGGGTCACCGTGTCGCCGACCGCCGACAGCATCCCGCGCGACGTCACCCGCAACACGAGTCACCGTGTCGCGTTCGCCGTCGGCGACCACGTCGCCAACGACGGACTGCTCGGCTCCGGCCGCCACAAGGCCGGCATCACCGCCACCACACTCATCCCCGGCGAGGACGTCGGCACCGCCGTCACCGTCGGCTTCACCAGCAAGCCGTTCGAGGTGGTGCGCGCCCACTACGTGGCCCGCGACCCGGAAAAGAACATCGACCAGGTCACGCCCGTCGTCGAGCGCTCCTTGACGGCGTACAAGCGCGGCGACGTGTGGGAGGTGCCCGCACCCGAGAGGGTCGACCACCTCGTCGACATCGCGAAAGTCCTCGGCCACGAACCCAAGCTGCTCACCCAGGACGTCCTGCACGAACTCCACAACCTGAACCCGGACGTCTACGGCGAGTGGACGTTCCGGGACCTGCGCAGCGTCCTCGACACGGCCGGCCACGGCGAGTACAAGACCGGCGGGCGCCAGCACGTCAGCCTCGACCGCATCCTCGACGCCATCGCCGCCCGCGACGAATACGCCTCCGAGGACGCCGTAGAGATCGGCTACAGCGAGGGAGGCGATGAGGGAGGAAGCGATACGTGAGGGAGAAATCCCTCCGCGCCTCCCCACCTGCCTCCCCACGCCTGACCTGCACAAAGGCCCGGTTGGGGAGGCAAGGGAGGCAAGGGAGGCAGCCCTCCCAAGACCCCGGAAAACGCGCTGCGGCCTCCCCTCGGCTGCCTCCCTCCCCACCCCGACACCGAAGGAGAACCGGCATGAGCGGCACGGTGAAAGTGCAGCAGATGACGGTCGACGGGGCACCGTACACGTGCCCCGAGTGCGACTCGCACACGTTCACACTCGACGGCCACCCGGTCTTCGACGCGCTCCCCGCGATAGCCAACTGCGACTTCTCGCACCACTGGGACGACTCGTTGATCACCGGTGACACGCTCGTGATGATCCGCGGTTCGCGTACCGGCCGCCCCCGCGCCCACGACGAGGACACGTTCGACGTCACCCACAACGGCATCCGGTTCGAAGGCACCCTCGTACCCGAACTCGTCTACGACGACCTCCGTCAGGCCGGCCGCATCTACTGGAAGCGGATCATCAAGCCCACCGTGCGGAAGAAGAAGCGGGCCGCGCTGCGCACCCTCGCCCGCCCCGGAAAGCAGGCTGCACGCAAGGCCCGCGACGCCGCATCGGCAACCAAGGCCGCCACCATCGCCGCCGCCTGGACCGCCCAGACCGGCGGCTACCAAGACGACGCCGACTACCAGAGCGAGTCCGTCATCCCCTGCGGAGCGGGCTGCACCGACGGCTACTTCCCCCTCGACACCCATATCCACGGCGCCGCCCAAGTCCGGTGCTCCGTATGCCACGGAACCGGCGAAACCCTGTAAGGAGATCCAACCCCATGACCATGCCGCTGCCCGAGCCGCGCCCGACCATCCAGGCCGGGCAGCGGCAGCTCTCCCCGGAGACCCGGAAGATTCTCGACGAGATCGAGACCGTGTACAGCAAGTCCGTACCGACATCGGTGCGCGTTGAGGAAGTGCCGCACCCGGCCCCGCCAGCCGTCCAGCAGCCCGGCCGGCCCCCCATGAGCCCGCGGGCGACCGGGGTGTCCGTGATGCTCGTCGCCGGCGGCTTCTTCTCCCTGTGCCTCGGCGCGGCGACCTCGATGGTCCTGTACTTCTCGCAGGCCGCCAACGAGACCGTCGTCATCACCCTGTGCGCGGCGCCCCCCGCCGTGTTCCTGTCGCTCGGCGCCCTCGTCAAGAAGATCCGCAAGGCGATGCCCGACGAGCACCACCACCACTACGAGGCGCCAGTGTTCCAGGACCAGCGCACCACCCACACCGAGACCCGCGGCGTGTGGGCGCGCACCAACAACACGCAGTAGTTGACGCGTTGACGTGGGCGAACGTAACGTGTGATTCGCTGGTCTTAAGTGTCAAGAGGGCTACCTGATGCAGGTGGCCCTCTTTGCGTTCCCGGAGGTGACCATGACCGCCTCCACCCGCGGCCTGCTCACGGAGGGCGAGGCCGCCTACTACGCGGGCCGGCCCGGCGCCACGATCCGCCGGTGGGCCCACGAAGGCCGCATCCACCGGCACGGCTCGGGCCGCGGCAACGTCCGCTACAGCGTGTTCGAGCTCCCCAAAGCCGAACGCGACGAATGGACCCGCGCGCTGCTCGCGCCCGGCGCAACCCCACCTCTCCCCGCGGTCCGCGCCGCATAGACCGGGGCGGCTGCTCACCGCCCCGACGTCCCGCCGCCCCACTACCCCCCAGGTACAGGCGGCGGGACACCCCCACCCCGCGCCACGCGGCGCCCAGTTGAAGGAGGCCGCGTGGCCGACAACCTCAGCGCGACAGCCGAGAACCTCGCCCTGGACTGGCTCACAGGCGTCGGCGCACCGACCCGGCCCAGCGCGCCGCTCAAGGTCGCACTCGTCACCGCCAACGGCTCTGACACCACCGCAGGCACCGAAGTCACCGGCGGCTCCTACACGCGGCAGACGCTCACCGTCGCCGCAGCCGCAACCGGCGCCACCGCCAACGCGGCCGACATCGTGTTCACCGGCATGCCCGCCACAACCATCGTCGGAGTCGAAGTCTGGGACAGCGCCAGCACCCCGATACGCCTCTGGTACGGGGCGCTCGCCACCCCCCGCACGCCAGCCGCCGGAGACGACAGCCGCTTCACCGCAGGACAGCTCACTCTGTCCCTGTCCTGACAGGGAGGCGCCATGCCGTCGCTCTCCCTCCTCGTGGACAACTTCAACGACAACGACATGGGCCCCGAATGGGGCGACTCCTACGCCGGCGCCACCGAGACCGGAGGCCGGGCCCGCGTCCCCGTCGTAGCAGGAACCTACGCCGGCTACCAGACCGGCCGAGCCTGGACCTTCGCCGGCGCCACCGTCTACCTCAAGCTCGCCACCAGGCCCGCCGCATCCACAGGCACCGACGTGTCCGCGAACTTCCTCGTAACCAGCAGCGTCGACGGCACGTCGATCGGCTTCAAGTACAACGCGGTCACCGCCATGCTGCGCATGCAGTCGAACGTCGACTACTACGACACGGACGGCGTCGAGATCGCCTACTCGGCGACCGATCACCTGTGGCTGAGACTCCGCGAAGACGGCACCAACGTCTACTGGGACACCTCGCCGAACGGCAGCACGTGGACCAACCGGCGGACGCTCGCCACCCCCTCCTGGATTACAGCGGCCGTCGACACGTGCGCGCTCGACCTGTACGCCTACCGCAACGCAGGCGTCAGCGACTACGCCGAGTTCGACAACGTCAACACGATGTCCGACGGGGCTGTGTGGGACCTGGTGGCAGCCCTGTCGGGCCAGTCGGCCCTCACGGCAGCAGTCAAGTCGACGACAGTCCTGACAGCCGCACTGAGCGCGGAAAGCAGCCTCACCGCATCCGCCACACAGGCCCTGAACGTGTCGGCCGACCTCGCTGTAACAGGCACGCTGACCGCCGACCTGAACAACACCGAGATTCCGGAGGTGGCAGCAATGGCCGCCGGAGACCTCGACCTGTACATCGAGCAAGGCGCCACGTTCGTCCAGACGTACACGGTCACCGACCTCGACTTCACATGGGCCGGCTGGGCGGCGCGAGGCCAGATCCGGTCCGCCGCCAACAGCGCGGGCGAACTCCTCCTCGACCTCACCGCACACCTGACCGTCGATGGGCCCGCCGTGCGCCTCGCCATTCCCGCCACCGTCACCCAGACCCTCACCCGCAACGGGCGCTGGGACCTGGAGATGGTCAACGGGCCGACCGTCGTCCGCATCCTCAACGGGCGCGTCCACATCAGCCCGGAGGTGACCCGGTGAAAATCCAGGTCACCGGCGAAACCACCGCCGACGAGATCACCGTCAACGGCGGCAAGCCCTCCACCGTCATCGAAGTCGCCGCCGGGCTCGTCTCCTCCGTCAACGGGCGCACCGGCGGAGTCGACGGCCTCGCCGAAACCGCCGCCATCCCCGGCATCGCCGCCGACGTCGCCACCGGCATCAGCGACGCCGCGGTCGGCGCCCACAACGGGCAGACCGCAGGCGTGCATGGCATCCCCGACACGACGGCGCTCCTCACCGCCGTCCCGTTCGACGACGACGCCATCCGCGACATCACCGCCAACTCGCAGGCGGGCACCAGTAGTCATGCGGCCCGCGCCGACCACACACATGGCGGAGGCGGCGGGAGCGGCCTCACCGGCGTCTACGACGTCACCCGCGGGCCGTACAACGCTGTCGGCAACGGCAGCCACGACGACCTCGATGCGATCCAGGACGCGCTCGACGACGCGTATGCAGCCGGCGGCGGCATCGTCTACCTGCCGCCCGGACGCACCTACGCGATCAGCGACTACCTGCACATCCTCACCGGGACGACGGTCCTAGCGCACGGGGCCACCATCAAGGGCATCGCCAACCGCGGCCTCGTGAAGCTGTTCCGGGACTCGGAGACGACGACGACCGGCTACAACGGGCACTCCCGGATCCGGATCCGTGGCGGTATCTGGGACGTCAACGCCGCCAACGCGGGCGTCGGCACGGTCACGGCGATCGTCGACGGATTCCTGATGGGCCACAACAACGACGTGCTCTTCGACGGCGTCACCGTGCGAAACGTGTCCGGCGCGCACGGCATCGACATGACTGCCTCGCAGAACGTGCGGATCATCGGCTGCCGCTTCGAAGGGTTCAAAGACAACACCAGCGACCAGTCCTCCAGCTTCCGTGAGGCGATCCAGCTCGACTACGCGATGACCGGCTCTGGTATCAACGGCGCCTTCGACAACACGCCTTCGCGGAACGTGTACATCGAGGGCTGCTACTTCGGGCCGTCCTCCCGCCTCGGCGGCTTCGGGCGTGCGGTCGGCTCCCACACCAGCGTCAGCGCGACCGTCTGGTGCGAGAACATCCACATCCGTGGCTGCCGCATCGAAGCCACCACGCAAGAGGGCATCCGTGCCTACGCGTGGCGCAACGCCGTCATCGCCGACAACATCATCTCCGGAACCGGCCTCTCCGGAATCATGGTCACCGGGCCCGACCCGGCCGTCGCCGGATACGCCAACCTGTGCCAGAACATCAGCGTCGACAACAACACCGTCGCCGCACCCGGCTCCGCCAGCGGCAGCCCCATCCGCGTCACCGGATACGCCACCGCCCGGCCCACCGGCATCACCATCACCCGCAACACCGTGACCGGATCCCTGTCGACCGGCATCTACGTGTCCCAGGCCGACACCCCGCAGATCGCCACCAACCGAATCCTGGCCTGCACCAGCAGCAGCATCTACGCGATCAACAGCGCCGCTCCGCACATCGCGACCAACCATGTCAACGGAGCTGGCGGTGCCAGCATCGGCGTCGACACCTGCACCGGCGGACACGTCACCGGCAACGACGTCGAAGGCGCCGGAGGCCACGGCATCCTCATCGCCGGCGCCTCCAACGTCAGCGTCGCCACCAACCGCGTCGTCGGCGCCATCGGATCAGGCATCCGGGCTGCAGGCACCGGCACGGTCCGGCCCCGGATCATCGGCAACACCATCCTCCGGAACGGCGTCGCCGCCACCTTCGGGCTCGACGTCGCCGCCTCGGCCACCGACGCCCTGGTCATCAACAACGACCTCACCGGCTCGACATGGCCCGGCAGCACCGCCTACAACCTGGTCGGCACCCGGCAAATCCTCGACTGGACAGGCGCCGTAGGCGTCACCGCCCCCGGCCAGAACCTCGCCAGCTAGGAGACCCGTCATGCCCCGCACCACACTCACCGCCGTCCAGGCTTCGCGCGCGGGCACGACGCTCCCGACCGCGACCGCGGGCGATGCTGTCAACGGCAATCAGATCAACAACGACGGCCGCGTCGTCCTCATCGTCAAGAACACCAACGCGGCCACGACCGCACGCACGATCACCTTTGCGACCACGGTGAAGGTCGACGGGCTCACCGCACCCACCCGCAGCGAGACCATCCCCGCAGGCGAGACCCAGGCGTTCGGGCTGTTCCCGCCCAACGACTACGGCACCGTGCTCCAGATCAACGTCGACAACGCCGAGCTCACCATCAGCGCCATCCACGTGTGAGCGACAGGAACGTTACGACCCTGCCACAGGCGTACCCGCGTGTGCGCGATGCCTCTACTCTCCCTATGTCAACAGGACATTGGGGGGATTCATGGCAAAGATCAGAACACGGCAGAAGATGGGATGGATCGCGATCACGTTCCACTGGACGATGATCGTATGCACTGTGGGGCTCTGGACGCCCATCTACCTGGCTGCACGCAGAAGGCGCGTCACCATCACACAGATCCCCAACGGATACCAAGGGCCCGTACCGCCCATGCGCTAGGCGACGTACAGGTGGGGTGACTGATGCCCGTTGCCCCGCCTACACGATGTTGCATCGCTGCATGCCATGAGCTGGCCATCAAGCGTGGTCGATGTGAGGAGCATCAGCCTGAGCCATGGGCTGATCGCCCCTCGCCTCAAGAGCGTTACGGCATGAGCAGTGGCACGATGCGCGCACTCAAGGCCAGGGTCATGCAGCGTGATCACGGATGCTGCTATGTGTGCGGCGGCGAGGACGCCGACGAGCTGGAACACAAGATCCCCGTGAGCCAGGGCGGAGCCGCACGTGACCTCGACAACCTCGGACTGATCCACTCCGAGCCCTGCCACCGCGAGAAGACCGCGCGCGAAGCCCTCGAAGGCAGCCGGCGCGCCCGCGCCAAGCGCGCGACCCGATCCCGGGGGTAGGGGAGTCAAAATCACGGCGCAAGATCACTGGGGGACCGACGCGGCCAGTCAGGATGGCGCGCGCTCACTACGTACATAAGGGGCAGGCCTCCGACCTGCGGCGATGCCGAGGGGAGACGATCATGCCTCGTACCGCCAAGCCGGCGACCCTGAAGTTGATCGAGGGCCGGGCGGTCGGCCGGGACTCCGGGGGCCGCAAGGTCGAGAAGGGGCCGGCCTTCAAGCGGGTCCCGCCGGAGGCCCCGGAGTGGCTGTCCGAGGAGGCGGCCGCGGAGTGGGAGCGGGTGATGCCGGAGCTGTCCCGCCTGGATCTGGTGAAGGAGTCGGACCGGGCGGCCCTGGCGTCCTACTGCGAGGCGTGGGCGACGTTCCGCGAGGCGACGGAGACGGTTCAACGCGACGGTCTGACGATCGAGGCGCGGCAGGGAACGCTCGCGCACCCTGCGGTGGCGATCGCCCGCGCGGCGGGCCGCGAAGTGCGGTCGTGGGCGGCGCACTTCGGGCTGACTCCGTCGACGGAGCAGGCTCTGGCGCGAAGCGGGGGCGACGATGGCGACGAAGCGAACCCGTTCGCCGGCTCCGGCTGAGCTGGGGATCAGTGCCGAGGTCGCCTGGTACATGAAGGAGCGGGGTATCCCGCTGCCGGACTGCCCGCCGAAGGTGCAGACCCCGAATCCGGGCGAGGCGCCGGGTGCGGTGTTCGATCCGGCGAAGGTGGACCGGGTACTGACGTCGTTCCATCTGCTGCGGCACACGCAGGGCAAGTGGGCGGGCAAGCCGCTGGATCCGGATCCGTGGCAGGTGGCCTATGTGCTTGCGCCCGTCTTCGGGTGGGTGCGCTGGGACGACGAGGCCGAGGGCTACGTGCGGATCGTCCGCAAACTGTACGTGGACGTGCCACGGCGTAACGGTAAGACGACGCTGTCGGGAGGCATCGCCGTCTACCTGATGGCGGCGGACTCCGAGCCGGGCGCCCAGGTGTACGCCGCGGCGACCAGCGAGAAGCAGGCCCGGTACACGTTCGACCCGATCAAGACGATCGCGGAGCGGGCGCCGGCGTTGAAGGGCAACGTCAAGGCGTACACGAAGAAGATCACGCACCCGGCGTCGGGCTCATACTTCACGGTGGTCTCGTCGGTGGCGGAGGCCCTGCATGGGGCGAATGTCCACGGTGGCATCATCGACGAGCTGCACGTCCACAAGAGCCCGGATCTCGTCGAGACGATCGAGACGGGCACCGGCTCCAGGCGTCAGCCTCTCGTGGTGATCATCACGACGGCGGATGAGGGCAAGCAGGAGTCGATCTACGACCGGAAGCGGCAGTACATCGAGCAGCTGGCCCGCGGCTCCCTGCACGACCTGGACACCTACGGCGTGGTGTGGGGCGCGGACGAGGACGACAATCCTCACGACGAGGCGACCTGGCGCAAGGCGAACCCCGGCTACGGCGTATCCCCTTCGGCCGCGTACCTGCGCGGCGCGTCCGCCGAGGCCCAGCAGTCGCCCGCGGACCTGGCGAAGTTTCTGCGCCTGCACTTGGGTATCCGCACCAAGCAGTCGACGCGCTTCCTGATGATGGACTCCTGGGACAACAACGCGGGCCTCGTCGACGAGGAGGCGCTGCGCGGCCGGGACACCTGGGGCGGCCTCGACCTCGCGTCGACGTCCGACCTGTGCGCGCTGTGCTGGCTGTTCCCGGACGACGAGACGGGAACGCTGGATGCGCTGTGGCGGTTCTGGACACCGGAGGACAACCTCAAGGCGCTGGACAAGCGCACCGCGGGCGCGGCGACGAAGTGGGTGCGGCAGGGCTACCTGACGACAACGCCCGGCAACGTCGCCGACTACGACTTCATCGTCGAGCAGATCAAGCGCGACCGGGACGCGTTCACGGTGAAGAGCATCGGCTACGACCCCTGGAACGCCTCGCAGTTGACGAACACACTGGTCGCGGAGCGGGCGCCGATGGTGAAGGTCCGGCAGGGCTTCGCCACCATGAGCCCGGTCTTGAAGGAGATTCAACGGCTGGTGCTGCAGGGCACCCCGCGGGCTCCGGCGTTGCGGCACGGCGGCCATCCGGTGGTGCGCTGGTGCGTCGACAACCTTGCCGTGACCATGGACCCGGCGGGCAATGTGAAGCCCGACAAGGCCAACTCGGGTGACAAGATCGATGGCGTGTCTGCGCTGGCCACCGCCATGGCAGAGATCGTGGCCCGGCCCCCGAAGCGGCGTTCCGCATACGAGGACGCCGACGAAATGATGATCGTGTGACGGGGGTGGGCTGTGTTCGCGTGGCGTCGTACCGCAGTGCGTAAGCGGGTTGTGGTGAACCTGGCGGACAAGGCTTTCTCCGGGGTGCTGTGGGCGCAGCGCGGCCCGCTCCTGGTCCTGCGCGACGTGGAACTGCTGGAGGCCGGCCGGGAGGCTGCGCGGGTGGATGGCGAGGTCGTCGTGGAGCGGTCCCGCATCGAGTTCACCCAGGTGCTGGCGGGCGGTGGCTGATGGCGTTCGTGGTGTCCTCTGGGCAGATGCAGCTGACGGGTGCGGGGTCGCTGCTGTCGTATGGGGCGGCGTCGCCGCTGTCGCAGGCATCGTGGGAATACGCGGCGATGTGGCGGGCTCAGCCGCAGGTGCGCACGGTGGTCAACTTCCTGGCCAGGAACATTGCGCAGCTCGGCCTGCACACGTACCGCCGGGTGTCGGACACGGACCGGCAGCGCCTGACGGATCATCCTGTGGCGCAGCTCCTCGGCGAGCCGCTGCCACGGGTGACGACATACCGGCTCATTGAGCGCCTGATCTCGGATCTGGCGATCTACGACGAGGCGTACTGGATCAAATGGAATCGTGACGGCCGCCGACTGCTGCTCCCGGTCCCGCCCACGCTGATCCGCCCCTCTGAGGGCAACTGGGTCGCACCCAAGGAGTACGTGACGGCCGGCGGGATCAAGTTCGATCCGGAGCAGGTCGTGCACTTCCACGGCTATTCGCCGGAGGATCTAGTCGTCGGGGCCTCGCCGTTGGATGCCCTGCGTGCGCTGCTCCTTGAGGAGAGCGAGTCGACGAAGCAGCGGGCCGCGATGTGGCGCAACGGCGCCCGCGCGACCGGTGTGCTGGTGCGTCCCGCGGATGCCGAACCGTGGTCGCCGGAGGCGAAGCGGCGGTTCGGTGAGATGTGGCGGACGTTCTCGCAGGGGGGTGGCGCCGAGGGCGGTACGCCGATCCTTGAGGACGGCATGACGTATGACCAGATCGCGATCGATCCGCAGCGCGCCCAGTACATCGAGTCCCGCAAGCTGTCGCGCGAGGAGGTCGCTGCGGCCTACCACATTCCTCCGCCGCTGGTCGGGATCCTGGATCACGCGACGTACTCGAACATCACCGAGCAGCACAAGATTCTCTATCAGGACACGCTCGGCCCTTGGCTGACGATGGTGCAGCAGGAGGTTTCGGCGAACCTGCTCTCCGACCTGCCGGACAGCAAGGACGTCTACGTCGAGTTCAACATCGCGGAGAAAATGCGCGGGAGCTTCGAGGAGCAGGCCGCCGCCGCGTCGACGGCGACGGGCGGGCCGTGGATGACCCGCAATGAGCAGCGCGCCCGGTTCAATCTGCCGCAACTGCCGGACGGCGACGAGCTGATCACGCCGATGAACGTCACCGAGGGCGGGATGGCATCACCTCGGGACACCGCGCCGGAGCCTGACGCACTCCCAAAAGCGCGAGCCCGGCAGGTGACCACCAAGGCCGGGCAGCCTTCGGAGGCGTCTCCGCTCGATGACCTGCGCGAGCAGTTCGCGACGGAGCTCGGTGGTCTCACCGACGCGCAGTTCGCCGACCTTGTCGAGTCGGCGCCGGGTGGCGTGGATACGGTGAGGGCCTGGTGGGAGAGCGGGCGCGCGGTGCGCCAGGCCCGCTTCCTGAAGGTCATCAACGACTACATGGTCCGCGCTGGCCTGCTTGCAGCGCGCCGCGTCCTGGATGAGTTCAACGCGTCCGGAGATGGCTGGTCCGCAGAGGTGATGGATCCCTGGCTGGCCGCGGCGGCACTGCACCACGCGGAACTGCATGACGCGGCCGGCCAGCAGGCGGCGGTGGAGGCGGCCGAAGCCCCGACCGAGGAGGGCGGCATCGCGGGCGCCCTGCTTCTGGCCGGCGGCCTGTGGGCGCTGGCCGCACTGCGGCGCAGCGAGACCGCGGTGACCGAGGCGGTGTCCTTCGGTGGTCACGATGCCGCGACGGCGTCCGGACTGAGCCACAAGGAGTGGCACACGACGAGCGGTCATCCCCGCTCGCAGCATGCCGCCTTGAACGGGGAGAAGGTCCCCGTCGACGCCCTGTTCTCCAACGGGCTGCGTTGGCCCGGCGATGCGACGGGCGATGCGGATGAGACAGCGAACTGCCGCTGCGTATTGACGTATTCACTGACGGAGTAGCCATGCGGATCAAATCCTGCCCGGTGCGGATCAAGGCCGCGGGCACCCATGAAGGCACCGACGAGGGCGTGTTCGAGGCCATCGTCGCCGCCTACAACCTGGACAGCGTCGGCGACAAGATCGCGCCGGGCGCATTCGCCGAGACCCTCGCCGAGTGGAAGGGGCGCGGCGACCCGATCCCGGTCCTGTGGTCGCACATGTCCCACGACCCCGAGTACCACATCGGCTACGTCGAGGATGCCGAGGAGCGCCCTGAGGGCCTGTGGGTGAAGGCCCGCATCGACCTCGACGAGGGCACGAAGGCCGCCCAGGTCTACAAGCTGATGAAGGGCCGCCGGGTCACCCAGTTCTCCTTCGCCTACGACGTGGAAGAGGGCTCCTGGGTCGACGAGAAGGAAGGCCCCGGCCACTACGAGCTGCGCAAGCTGAAGCTGTACGAGGTGGGCCCGACACTGATCGGAGCCAATCAGGCCACCGAGCTGCTGGACGTGAAGTCCGCGGCCGGTGCCTCTCTGCGCATCGCCATGGACGGCGCGACCACGCAGTTCGCCGACGAGGCGTGCACGGCCGTCGAGAAGGCCATGGACGACCACCTCACGCACGTGCGCGAGGCCGTGACCGCGGCCATCGACGCCAAGGCTGGCAGGACGCTGTCGGCCGCCAACGAGGAACGCGTTCGTGAGATCGCGCGCCTTTCCACGGAGCTGCTGGACTCCCTGCCCTCCAGCACCGAAGACGCCGAGAAGGCCACGCCGACCCCGCCTGAGTCCGCCTCGCCGCAGGAGCCTGCGGCCAAGGCCGACGAGCAGGCCCGGCCCGGAACCGCCTCGCTCCGTCTGCGCACCGACATCGAGGTTTTCGCCCTCGGTGCCTCCACGCTCACGGACTGAGGAGACTCAATGAGCAAGGTCAAGGAGCTCACGGACGAGCTCACGCATCACTTGAAGGCCCTGCAGGACATCTCGGCGAAGACCGAGGAAGAGAACCGGGACTTCACCGACGAGGAGCGTTCGCTCGTCGTCGAGCACATGGAAAAGGCCAAGGCCGCCAAGGAGTCTCTGACCCAGGCCAAGGCGGACGGCGACATGCTGAAGGCCATCGCCGAGCTCGGTGACAGCATCGGTGTCACCGAGACCAAGAGCGAGAAGCGCACCCCGTCCGGGCTGATCGTGCCCGAGCGCAAGAGCGTTGGCGAGCACTACGTCGACTCGCCGGAGTACAAGAGCCTGCTGGCCACCGCCCCCAACGGAGGGTTCGGCGCCAAGCAGCGCGTGCAGTCCCTGCCGACCGGGTTCAAGAGCCTGGTCACCGGCACCTCGGACACCTCCGGCGGCGCGTTCGTGCAGAACGACTACCTCGGCCTGCAGGTCGCCGCAGACGCCTTCCAGCGCCCGCTGACCCTGCGCGACGTCGTCACGTCCGGCACGACGACGTCCGACACCGTCGAGTACGTGCGGATGACCAGCTACACCAACAACGCGGCCCCGGTGGCGGAGGCCACGTCGTCGGCAGCCCCGACGGCTCCGGGCGGAGCGGGCGCCCTGGTCAACAACGCGGGGGGCGGCTACAAGCCGGAGTCGGCGCTGGCCGCGGCGAAGGTCACCACGCCGGTCCGCACGATCGCCCACTGGATCCCGATCACGAAACGGGCCCTGTCGGACGCCGCGCAGATCCGCACCCTCATCGACGCCTTCCTCCGCTACGGCCTGGAGGAGGAGCTCGAAGACCAGATGATCGGCGGTGACGGCACCGGCGAGAACTTCGAGGGCCTCGGCAACGTGTCAGGCGTGCAGGCGCAGGCCTGGGACACCAACGCGCTCACCACGCTACGCAAGGCCAAGACGAAGGTCCGCCTCGTCGGCCGCTCGCTGGCCAACGCCTACCTGCTCAACCCGGCCGACCTGGAGTCCATCGACCTCCTGCAGGACAACGAGGCCCGCTACTACTTCGGCGGCCCTGCCGGCGTCGGCACTGCAGGCACCCTGTGGGGCCTGCCGGTCATCGAGACCGAGGCCGTCCCCTCAGGCGTCGGCTACGTCGGCGACTTCCGCAAGGCGATCCTGTGGGACCGCGAGCAGGCATCGATCAGCGTCACCGACAGCCACGCCGACTTCTTCGTCCGCAACCTCGTCGCGATCCTCGCCGAGATGCGGGCCGCGTTCGGCGTCATCCAGCCCAACGCCTTCGTCGAGGTCGACCTCACCGCCTAAGGAGGCTGACATGACGTACCTGAATGCAGCCGCCGGCGCGGCCCGGGAGGGCAAGCAGACGGCGGCCGTCGCCGACGCAGGCGCGGCGACCTCGGTTGTCGCCGCTGGGGCCAACCCGACGAAGGCCGAGTACGACGCGCTGCGTGCCGACTATCTGGCGCTGCGCACCAAGGTCAACGCGCTGCTGGCGGCGATGCGCACGTCCGGCCAGCTCGCGCCGTGACGCTCATCAACTCGCGGATGGTTCGAGGGCGGTGTCCGTGCGGCGCCGAGCATGCGGCGTGCGGTCCGCCCTCCACCAGTCAGCCGGTCCTCGAACATCTGGAGGTGGCCGCCGTGGGCGGACCGCTGAAGAAGTACACCGTCACCTCGGCCAGCGGCGTCGAAACGGTCATGAAGCTCAACCAGGCCGACGCCCGATTCCATGGCGTCCTGGGCGAGCCGGAGCCTGCTCCTGTCGCAGGCGAGGGCGAAGAGAAGGCCCCCGTGAAGAAGCGCGCCACCAGCAACAAGGCCCGGACCGCGGCCAACAAGGACGGCGGTACGAACGGTGGCGACGACTGATTATCTGGCCGAACCGGCAGACCTGGCGATCTGGCTGGGCGTACCGGCCACGGACCCGAAGCTGCTACAGGCCCTGGCCGCGGCATCCAGCCGGTTCCGCGGCCAGGTTCGCCACCACGTCTCACTCGTCACCGACGACCTCCTGACGCTGGACGGCAACGGCTCGCGGTCGGTCCTGTTGCCCGCCGAGCCGGTCGCTGCCGTCACCTCGCTGCTACTGAACGGCGACCCGCTCGTGGACGGTACGGACTTCGAATGGTCCGAGGACGGCTATGTACGGCGCCTGGGCTGCGGCCTGTGGCCCAACAAGCTGCGCTGCATCCGGATCACGTACAGCCACGGCTACGCCGAGATTCCGGAGGACATCGCGGAGGCTGTTATCGATCAGGCGCGCGCCCAGCACGCTGTCCGACCTGGTGTGCAGTCCGTACAGGTGGGCGGCCAGTCGGTGGCGTTCGGCGCCCAGGCGTCGATCGGCGTGACCGCGCAGTGGTCGGCTGCGGTCGCCAAGTACCGGCTCAACCGGGGTGACCGGACATGACGCTGATGTTCGAACAGGCCATCGTCATCGTGAGGGCCCCGCTCGTCGCGGACCGCTACCAGAACAAGACGCGGGACTGGAGCAACGCTGCCCGTGTTCCCGTCGAGGGCGTCAACGTACAGCCGGCTGGCGCTCCCGTGCGCTCCGAGGAGGACACCGTGGACCGGCAGACCACGGTCACCACATGGACCCTGCAGACACGGGAGGGCGTCGACCTCGATCTGATGGCGACGGACCGGGTCGAGTTCGACGGCATGACGTTGGAAGTCGACGGCAAGGTCGGGCGCTGGCCCGATCCGTTCACCGGAGCCGTGCACCACGTCGAGGCCCGGCTGAAGGAGATCGACTAATGGCCCGCACCCAGTTCATCCTGGACCGGCGCATGTTCAGTCAGATCGCTTCCAGTCCCGAGATGGCCGCGTACCTGCTCGCCCTGGCCAATCGCGGCAAGGCGATCGCGGACGCGCTTGCCCCGTCCTATAGCGGCCCGACCTGGGGCGGCGGGACACGCGCGAACGACTACAAACGATCTCTGGAAGCGAAGTTGGACCGCACCAGCTTCGGCTGGCGCAGCGAGATCGCAGCGAACGTCGCCTACGCCGTGCAGGTCGAGTTCGGCACCGGCCGCCCGTACACGTCCCAGGAGCGCCCCCAGGAAGGCCATTCACCGAAGTGGCGAACGCTGGGCCGCTCCCTGGAAGCCCTGAGGAGCACCTGATGCCCCGTATCAAGCTCGCCCACTGGCTGGGCTCTCGCAGGCCCGGCGACGAGATCGACGTGAGCGACGGGGAGGCTGCCGCGCTCGCGCGCGACGGCCGTGTCGCAGAGGTCGTCGCACCGCCTGCAGCGCTCATGCCAGAGCCCGCCCGGGAGGCGCCGGCCGAGCCCGAGCCTGTTGTGACGGGCCGCAAGCGGCGATGACGCTGCCGGTGGCGCCGATGCCCGACGTCGAGCAGGTGGCCATCGGCCTGCTGTCCGAGGTCCTCGATCCTGCGGTGACGGTCACGAGCGAGTGGCCGGAGGGGCTCGCACAAACCCTGCCGGTCGTCGCCGTATCCCTCGGCCCCGGAGGCGGATCCGGCGTCAAGGCGGTGACCGCCAACCGCGGACTCGACATCGACATCCTCGCCGAGACGAAGGGCGAGGCGTTCGACTTGGCGGCGCTCGTCTCCGCTCAGCTTCTGGCAGCGCAGGGCACGGTCCGGCCCGGCGCCCGCATCTACGGCGTTGAGGAGACCAGCCTCATCTGGCTGCCTGACCAGGTCACGAACATCCCCCGCTATGTGCTGGTGATGTCCCTGGTGGTTCGCCCCGCGTAGCTCGACCAACCCGCGCTCCCTCACCCATTTCACCCGTCGGCGTGTGGCCGTGCGGGTCCTCGCTATGCCTGGAGGCATCCCGTGGCAAACGACGCCGACAACGTGCGCGTTGGTCTCAACGGTTCTGTGTACATCGCCCCGAAGGGCACGACCGCCCCGGTCGATCTGGATGCGGCGTGGGCGGACGGCTGGGTGGATCTCGGCTACCTGTCGGACGACGGCGTGGAGATGTCGTACTCGACGGACTCGGAGGACGTGGGCGCCTGGCAGTCCCTCAGCCCGATCCGGAAGATCCTGACGGGTGTCGACATGACGCTGGCGTTCACCGCGCTGGAGTTGAAGACGTCCACGATGACGCTCTACTTCCCGAGCGCCACGATGGAGGACATCGGCGGCTCGGTCCACAAGCTCAGCATCCCGGCCGCTCCGGCGCCGGATGAGCGGGCGATCGGTCTGGAGTGGGTCGACGGCGACATCAAGAACAGGCTCGTCATCGCCCGCGGCGAGGTCACCGACCGTGAGTCGATCACGATGGCCCGCTCCGGTGCGGTCGGTCTCGGCATGACCGTGTCCGCCTATGCCGACACAGCGCCGGAGATCGCCGTGTGGCTGTCCAACGACCCCGCATGGGGTGCCGCCGCGTAGCTCCCTCTTCTCCCCGGCAGGCACGCACGCGGGTCGCGCCTGCCGGGGTCCAACCCGCGAACCCGCAAGGAGAACCGCATGCCCAGCAAGACCACCGGTACCGAGGTCGTCGACCTCAACTCGCTTGCCCAGCAGCGCCGCGATGCGCTGCCGGAGCCGACGACGTACAACCTGTTCGATGTCGAGTTCACGCTGCCACCCATCAAGGGCCTGCCCTTCTCGCTGCAGGAGCGGGTCGGTGACCTCGACAACACCGTCGAGGTCCTCAAGGAGCTCCTCGGCGCTACGAAGGTCAAGGAGATGTATGCCGCCGGGTACACGTTCGGCGACCTGGAGCTGATCGCCGAGCAGTGGCAGCAGCGTTCCGGGATGGAGCCGGGGGAATCGGTGGCCTCCGCCGCTTCCTAGAGCGGTACGGGGAGGCCGTCGAGTGGGACATCGCCCGGTACTGGCCGGGCCGGTCCCTGCTGGAGCTGTACCGCGGGGACATGTCGTGGCGTGAGCTGCGGGTCTTCCTGAAGTTCCTGCCGGCGGATGCGGCGACCGCGCGCGCGGTACGCGGCTCGTCGGCGGAAGAGGACGCCTGGACGCTCGACCGGCAGCTGCTGGCGTCCGCCGTGGACGCGATCCGCGAGAACACGTTCGCCACGGTCAAGCTCGGCGGCGATCCGAAGAAGACCGGGCGCCTGAAGCCGCCGAAGCCGATTCCGCGGCCGGGTGTGGCTGAGCCGAAGAACAGCAACACGATCCGTTTCGGGGGCCGTCACGGCTCCGGGGCAAAGCAGTTGGCGGCCGTCTTCGGGAGGCCTGCCGCGAACCAGTCGTAGGGGGTGCGCGGTGGCCGGTGGTGTGCTCGTCGGGCGCGGATACGTCAGCATTCGCCCGGAGTTCGAAGGGGACTGGTCCCGCTCCGTGTCGTCCCGCGCTTCGAGTGCGGGCCGGTCCGGGGCGGGCGCTTTCTCGAAGGCGTTCGGCGCTGGCCTGAAGGGGATCGGTGCGCTCGCCGGCGTGGCGATCGGCGCGAACCTGTCGTCGGCCGCTGCCGGTGCCGCCGTCCTCGCCCCGGCTCTGGCTACGGCCGGTGCCGCCGCGGGCGCGCTCAAGCTCGGGCTGTCGGGTGTGGGTGACGCGTTCAAGGCGGCGTTCGCCGACTCGTCGTCGCAGGCATCCTCTGCCGCGTCCGCGACGAAGGCCGTCGAGTCCGCACAACGCGGCCTGGCGAAGGCGCAGCAGGGACTGGCGGACGCACGCGTGCAGGCGGCCGAGCGCATCAAGGACGCGCAGAAGGCCGTCGGGGAGGCCGAACAGAACCTGGCCCGGGTCGTCGAGGAGTCGGCGCAGCGGCAGAAGGACGCCCAACTGTCCGTCATGGACGCCGAGCGCGACCTCAAGGACGCCCAGGCTGACGCCCGGCAGGCGCAGCTGTCCCTCAACGACGCCCGCAACGAGGCGGTCCGCTCGTTGCAGGACATGAATGACCAGCTTGCCGGGGCCCGCCTCGACGAGCGCGAGGCCGTCATGCGGCAGGCCGAAGCGGAGAAAGCGCTCCGCGCGGCACAGCAGAACCCGGGCGTCACCCCCGAGCAGCTCGCCAAGCTGCAGCTCGCCTACGACCGGGCCGCGCTGAACCTGTCGGAGCAGCGCCGCGAGACGAAGGAACTCGCGACCGACACAGCCAAGGCGAACAAGGCCGGAGTCGAGGGCTCAACGCAGGTCACGCAGGCCAAGCAGCGCATCGCCCAGGCCAACCAGACGGTCGTCGACCGCGAGCGCGACCTGACGAAGGCGCGCGAGACCCAGCGGCGTACCGCCGTCGACTCGGCGCGCGACATCGCCGACGCACAGCAGGGGGTCGCGGACGCGCAGGCGGATGTAGCGAAGGCCCGTCAGGAGGGCTCTCGGCAGATCCGCGACGCGGAGCAGGCGGTCGCCGACGCCGCGTCGGCTGTGGCGGACGCGCAGGCGGCAGCGGCAGCGCAGACGTCTGCCTACGCGCAGGCCATGGCGAAGTTGGCGCCGAACGCGCAGAGCTTCGTGCGCGCCGTACAGGGCCTCGCGCCCGCGTGGGACGCGATGAAGATGTCCGTGCAGAACAGGCTGTTCGAGGGCCTCGACAGCACGGTCACGTCACTGGGCAGGACAACGATCCCGATCCTGCAGCGGCAGCTGACCGCGACGGCCGGCGTGTGGAACTCGATCGCGAAGAACGCTGCGGGCGCCGTCATGGAGATGGCCAAGTCCGGGCAGCTCGACCAGATCCTCGCCGGAGCGACCAAGAATCTGGCGGTGTTCCAGAAGACGCCGGGCCAGATCGTCACGGCATTCGGACAGCTGGCGGTCGCTGCGCAGCCCGCGTTCAATCAGTTGCTCACCCAGTTCGCCGGCGCCATCACCAGTTTCACCGACGGAATTGCCGCCTCGTTCACCTCGGGCGGTTTGCAGGATGCCATCACGACGGCGTTCGGGATCCTGTCCAGTTTCGGGACGCTGCTGGGCAACGCGCTCGGCGTCGTCACCGAAATCTTCAAGGCCGCCTCCGACGCGGGCGGCCAGATCGTCGGCGTGCTCGGAACCGTCCTCGGCACCATCCGGGACGTGCTGGCCGGGCCGGAGATCCAGGCTGCGCTACGCCAACTCTTCGGCTCGATCGGTCAGATCGTGGCCGCGATCGCGCCCGTCTTCGGGTCCATCGTGCAGGCCGTGGTGCCGCTGCTTGCGACGATCGCCCCGTTCGTCGCGCAGCTGGCCGAGGTGCTCGGCCCGGTACTTCAGCAGCTGGTCACCTCGCTGGGCGCCGCACTGATGCCGGTGATCCAGGCATTGATGCCGGTGCTGCTGCAGGTCGGTACGGCGATCGTGCAGATCGTGCAGGCGGTGATGCCGCTCTTGCAGCCGATCGGCGAGCTGATCGCCGGGGTGATCTCGGCGCTGGCGCCCGCGCTGACGCCGATCATCAACATCATCACGCTGCTGGTACGACAGTTGGTCGGCCCGCTGTCGACGGTCGTGCGTGCTCTGACGCCTGTGTTCGTCACCCTCGGTAAGATCATCGGTCAGGTGTTCACGGCTCTGGGGCCGCTGCTCACGCCGCTGATCAAGCTCGTTGGCCAGGTCGCGCAGATGCTCGCCGGGGTGCTGTCGAAGGCACTGATGACCGTGATGGGCGCGCTGCGCCCGCTGATCCCGGTAGGTATCCAGCTCATCCAGTCCGTGATCGGTGCACTGACCCCGGTGCTCCCGGTCCTCGGCAAGGCTTTCGGCATGGTCGCGCAGGCACTCGTGCAGATCGTCGCGGCCATCGTCCCGGTCGTCGCCCAGTTCGCCAGCAGCCTCGGCCCGGTCATCAAGGCGCTCGTGCCGGTGATCTCACAGATCGCGACCACGATCGGCAGCACGCTGATGGCGGTCCTCCCGCCGCTGCTGCAGGCCCTGGTCACGCTGGCGCCCGCGTTCGGTCAGATCGTCGGCCTGGTCGTGAAGCTGGGCGCGGACGTGATCACGGCGCTCCTGCCGTCACTGGGGAAGCTGATCCCGGCTGCCGTGCAGCTCGTCCTCGCGCTCGTCCCGATCCTTCCGCCGCTCGCGAAAATCATCTCCCTGGTTGTTCAGCTGGCGGTACGGGTGCTGTCGTGGCTGCTGCCGCCACTGATCAAACTGGCCGGGTTCCTGATCGGCAAACTGGCCGGCGCGCTGGCGACGGCGATCCGCTGGATCTCCAACATCATCGGCTGGATCGTCAAGCTCGTCGGCTGGGTGCGCGACAAGCTCGGCCCGATCATGAACTGGCTGAACGGCAAGGTCATCCAGCCGGTTTGGCGGCGCATCCGAGAAGCCGTCTCCGCCGCCTGGGGCAAGATCCGGCCCGTGTTCGACACGCTCAAGACGGCTGTCGGGCGCGTCGGAGACGCCTTCAAGTCGGCCCGTGACGCGATCAAGAAGGCGTGGGGGCAGCTCCAGGACATCACGAAGAAGCCCGTCAACTTCGTGATCAAGTGGGTGTACACCAACGGCATCAAGGCCGTCTGGGACAAGGTCGCCTCGTTCGTCGGGCTCAGCAAACTCCCCAAGGCGCCCAAGCTCCTCGCGAAGGGCGGCACAGTCGGCGACGGCTTCGGCCCGGCGCGGCCGATGGTCACCAACCGGCCGACAGCGATCGTCGGTGAAGGCAACCCGCGCTTCCCCGAGTTCGTCATCCCCACCGACCCGAAATACCGGACGCGGGCGCTCGCGCTGCACCAGGCAGCCGGAACCAAGCTGATGGCGGACGGCGGGATCCTCGGCAGCATCGGCTCGGCCTGGGACTGGACCAAGGACAAGGTCTCCGACGTCGTCGGCAAGGGCATCGACTGGGCGAAGAAGGGCGCCGACCTTCTCGCCAACCCGTCGAAAATCTGGGACTCCCTGATGAAACCCGTCATCGGGAAGATCGCCAAGGGGGTGGGGGACTCCCAGATGGGCAAAGCCATCGGGAAGATCCCCCGCAAGATGATCAGCGGGCTGAAGGACAAAATCGTCTCCGCCGCAAAGAGCCTCTTCGCCGACGGCGGCCAGTGGGTCAAGCCCGTCGACGTCCCCTACGGCACACCGTTCGGCAAACGCGGCCCCATGTGGTCCTCCGGCTATCACACCGGCCTGGACTTCCCCGCCGCTGTCGGCAAGGCCGTGAAGGCGGTCGCTGACGGCTCCATCACCTCCGCATCCAGCGGTGGCCCCTACGGCAAGCACATCTCCATCTCCCACGGCGGCGGCCTGTCGTCGCTGTACGCCCACCTGTCCAACATCATCAAAAGCTCGGGGGTAGTGAAGGCCGGCCAGCGCATCGGCTCCGTCGGCGCCACCGGCAACGTCACCGGACCACACCTGCACTTGGAGGCCCGGAGAAACGGGCGCGCGGTCGACCCGATGCCGTTCCTCACCAGCGGCGGCGGCTTCAACGCGCAGGCCGTGGGAGCCGCCCAGCAGTACGCGAAGTCGATCCTCTCCCGCTACGGGTGGGGGCCGAGCCAGTTCGGGCCGCTCAAGAAGCTCTGGCAGGGCGAGTCGGGTTGGCGCTGGAACGCGAAGAACGCCAGCTCAGGGGCGTATGGCATCCCGCAGGCACTGCCTGCGAACAAGATGGCATCCGCCGGCCCCGACTGGCGGACGAACGCAAAGACGCAGATCCGGTGGGGCCTCAGCTACATCAAGGGTCGCCCGGACTATGGGAGCCCGTCGCGTGCATGGTCCAAGTGGCAGTCGCGGTCACCGCATTGGTACGACTCCGGCGGCTTCCTGCAGCCCGGCCTCAACCTGGCCTACAACGGGACCGGCAGCCCGGAGCCCGTACTGACCGGCCAGCAGTGGAACCTGCTCGCCAACCAGTCGGGCACATCGTCGGAGCCGGTCGTCATCGAAATCCACACCCGCGATCAGGCGCTCGCCGAGTTCATCGACGTGCGCGTCATCGGGCACCAGGACGCGCTCGTTCGCACAGTCCACGCCATGTGAGAGGAGCCTCGATGCCGATCCCCGGGAATCTCCTCTCGGCGACGACGGAGATGGTCGACCCCAACTCCAGCGGCTGGACACCCAAGTCGAACTGCACGTTCCTGGTCGGTGTTGGCGGCCGGAACGGGAACGGCTGCCTCGCCGTCAAGAGCACGGCGGCGGGGGAGGTGCAGGCCCGCACCGTCACCGCCTACCCGGTGACCGCGGGCACGCTCTACCAGTGTTTCGCGGATGCGGCGGGCGCGGTCCCGGAGCGGATCGGGATCCGCTGGCTGACCGCTGCCGGATCGGAGATCAGTGTCGCCTGGTCGCTGACCACGCTGACCGCCTCGTCGGGCTGGCATCGAGTCGGCGTCGCCGGTACCGCGCCTGCGGGCGCGGTCACGGCGCAGGTACTGCTGTCGTCGACGGAGACCGCGGCGAACGCTCAGCACTACTGGGAGAACGTCTACCTCGGCCTCCCGATCAGGACCGTCGGCAACCTGTTCGCGTTCACGACGGAGAGCAGCGAGGTCGACGCCAGCGGCTGGACACCGCAGGTCAACGCAACGATCTCCCGCCAGGTCCCCATGATTCAGTGGGCGGTTGACACCTATACGGCGGGCGGGCACACGCTCGCCATGACGGCGGTCGCCGCAGGCAACGCGTCGATCGCGGCCGTCGACAGGCCGGGCGTGACACCGGGTGTCGAATACCTGGCCTACGCCTACCTCAGCCCGCCGACTCTCGCGTCCGTCGCCTGGATCGAGTTGCGGTTCTACGACAGCAACGGCAACCAGTTCAGCACCCAACGGTCAACGCTCGTCGTTCCGCCTTCGGGCGCCGGCATGTACCGGCAGTACGCTTCCGCGACCGCCCCGGCCACGGCGGCAACCGCCTCCGTGGCAGTCGGCATGGACGGCGCGTCGGCCGGCCAGGTGCTGCGCGTCGAGACCGTCGTCATCACCGTCGCACCGCCACTCCAGGCGGGCAGCGTCCTGCCCTACGCCGACGCATCGTTCGAGCAGGGCATCGCCGGATGGACAAAGATCAGCGGTGTGGCGACGATCGCCCGCTCCACCCCGTGGGGGAGCGGGGGGTACGGCTACTACGGCATGCTCGTCAGCTCGTCGACCGCGACCGCGTCGACGATCCGCTCGGCGAGGTTCCCGCTCGGCGCGGGTGCGGGCGGGCAGAACTGGCGTGCCTGGATCGCCGCCAAGGTCGGCGCGGGCTCGTGGGCGTCGGTGCGCGTCCAGATCCGCTACTACGACGCCGCCACCGCCGATCTCGGCGTCGGCGGGGCGACGTGGACGATGGGCGTCGCCGGCTGGGTCGGCCTGCCCGCGGACGTGCTGGCTCCGGCGACGGCGACGCAGGCGGCGATCGAGCTCGTCGTCACCGCCTCGGCCGCGACGTCGACGCTCATCCTCGACGCGGCGCTGCTGTATCCGGTGCTGCCGCTCGTCGAGGTGGAGGCCGTCGACTCCGGCGGCTACACCGTGCTGACGCTGCGGGAGCTGGCTCTCGACCATCGGATCTCGGTGTACCGGGTGATGCCCGATGGTGCGCGCGTTCTCGTGCGCGGCGCGTCCGGGCTCATCGACCGGCAGGCCATCACGTCGGACCTGCTCGTCGTCGAGGACCATGAGGCGCCGCTGAACGTCGAGGTCTACTACCGGATCGAGCTGCTGCAGCCGAACGGGCTGGTGGGCACACGCACGTCGGACACCGTGACGCTGACGCTCGCCGACGCGAACGAGGCGTGGCTGAAGGATCCGGGGAACCCTCAGCGGAACACCGTGGTCGTGGTGCAGGCGGCGCCGGACTGGCAGCGGCCGGTCGAGCAGTCCGCGTACATCGTGAAGGGCCGCCGCAACAAGGTGGTGCTCAGCGGCCGACGCCAGGGCCTGGAGGGCGAGCTCGCCGTGTGGACCCGTACCGACGAGGAACGCAAGGCCCTCCACCTGCTCCTCGACAGCGGCAACACCCTGCTGTGGCAGGCGGTCCCGGGCATGGGCGTCGACGACATGTATGTCACCGTCGGCGCCGTCGACGAGGCCCGCATCGGCCCCCTCGCACAGGAGCAGTGGCGGGCCTGGAAGCTCCCGCTCATCGAAGCCGACCGCCCGGTCACGACCGGCGTCAACGGCAGCGGCGGCCGGACCTGGCAGGACGTGATCGCCGAGTTCTCGACGTGCGCCGACCTGCTGCCCGTGTACGCGACCAGCGAGGCACTGCTCCTCGACAGACGGACGGGGTGATGCGTTGTACCCCGTCTCCGACCGGTTCCTCGCCCGCCTCGCAGAGAGCCACACGCCGGTGACGCGCGTGCAGCTGTTCCTGACGGACGGCCGCGTCGTCGACCTCGACCACACGGGCGGCTCCGTGTCCGTGGACCGGTCGCAGGCCATCCGCCGCACCTGCTCGATCACCTGCCCCGACCCGTCGCTGATCCCGCGCACTGCTACCGACAAGCTCGCCGTCTACGGATCACGGCTGCGTGTCGCCCGCGGTGTCGAGTACGGCGACGGCACGCAGGAGCTCGTGCCGCTCGGCGTGTTCCGCCTCGACAGCGTCGACGGCGACGTCAGCGACGGACCCGTCACCCTCGCAGGCAAAGCCCTCGAAGCGGCGGTCGCGGACGACAAATTCACCGAGCCGTACACGGCGACGGGCACGGTCGTCGGCGCCGTGACCGCGCTTATCGAGCGGACTCTCCCGGACGCCGACGTCCTCTCCACCATCGTCGACGTCCCCATCGGCTCCCGCGCGTTCGACGTCGAGGCTGACCCGTGGGCGGGCGCGCAGGAGATCGCCGCCACCGCAGGCGCCGAGGTCTACACGAACGCCGACGGGGTTTTCGTCATCGCCACCCTCCCGGACCTGCTGACGGCGGATCCGGTGTGGGCGGTCGAGGCGACCGAGGGCGGCGTCTACATCTCCGGCAACCGGGCCATGACCAGCGACAACGTGTATAACGGGGTGCTCGCGCGCGGGGAGAACACGGCGGACGACGCTCCGGCGGTGAGTGCGCTCATCGTCGACGCCGACACCGGATCACCGACCTACTGGGGCGGACCGTATGGCAGGCGACCGAAGTTCATCTCCTCGTCGACACTGACCACGGTCAACGCGTGCGCGCAGGCCGCCGCCCTGGAGCTCGCGAAGGCGCGGGCGCCGAACGCCTCGGGGGACATCAGCAGTCTGCCGAACCCCGCATTGGAGCCCGGCGACGTGCTGCGGGTCGCGCACCCGGACGACACCCGCGAACTCCACCAGGTCGCGAGCCTCTCCGTCCCGCTCGACGAAGGCGGCGACTTCCCGATCACGACGATCAGCGCGAAGGAGGACGCGTGAAGAGTGCCCACGCCAGCACCCGCGACCTCGCCGCAGCACTTAAGGCGAGCGCCCAACGGACGGGCGAGCAGGCGCCGTCGGTGCGGGGAGCGGACTGGCGCACCGCCACCGTCACCGCCGTCGACGCCGGAACCATCACCGCGGACGGCATCACTGCCCGCTGCATGGAGACCTACCAGCCGCTCGTCGGCGACACCGCCGTCATCTCCCAGTCCAGCAACGGGAACTGGATCGCATTCGGGCGACTGTCCTCCGGCAATCCGGGATGGGTGCAGCCGTCGCTCGGCACCGGCTACACGCAGGGCAACACCACGTCGACCGGCAACCTGAACGGGCCGATCCGCTACCGCCGCATCCTCGTACAGGGCACCTGGTTCCTGGAATGGGACGGCGGCGCCAACCGGACCTCGGGCGCCCAGACCGACAACATCCTGCTCGCCGCACTCGGCACCGCCAACAGGCCCGCCGCCCGCGCCTCGTTCGTCACCGCCCGCAACGCGACCGCCATCACCGGAGTCGCCGCGAGCACGTCCGTCTACCACTCCCTCAAGGTCGACTTTCAGCAGGACGGCACCGTGTCCCTGGTCACCGCCACAGCAGGCGACCAGGAAGCCACCTGGTTCTCCCTTAAGGGAATCCGCTACCCCCTCAGCTAGGAGGCCCCGTGCCCACCACGGACAGCTACGGGCAGGGCATCAGCCTGGCCTCGCTCACCGACGCCCCCGACATGCCGAAGGCGATCTCGGATGTTGCAGCGGGCGTGATCCCGCGCGGCGTCATGCGGTTCGCCTCCGCGTCGGCGCGCGGCGCCACCCTCACCTCACCGGCCGCCGGAATGGTCGCCTGGCTACAGGACTCCCGCTATCTGACCCTGTACGACGGCACCGCGTGGGTGGTCATCTCCGCAGGCACGCAGGCATGGACCGCGGTCAGCCTCGCCAGCGGGTTCTCGAACACCGACAACAACAACCAGGGCAACCTGATGTACCGCGTGGTCAACCTCTTCGGCGAGCCCACGTTGATGTTCAAGGGGGGCCTGCACGTCGCCTACTCGGGCTCGCCGTCGGTCATCGCGAACAGCGGGTTCGTCACGTCGAGCGCACTGCCGGCCAGCGCCCGCCCTACTGCTCTGCGCACGCTGACGGGGGCCTGCTCGACCGTCACCTCAGACGTCCTCTCCGTGAAGATCGACGTCAACACGGACGGCCGTATCCAGATCGTCGGCACCACCACGTCCACGGCAAGCCCGAAGATCCAACCGCCGTGGGTGTCCTTCAACGGGATCTTCTGCAGCCTCTGAGGAGCGCGTCATGGCCACCGTCTGCAAGCTGTACCGCGGCGAGCAGCCGCAGCTCATCCCGCCCAACGAGTGGACGCTCGTCACCTACGAGTCCGTGCTCAGCAACGACCGCAAGATGGCCCGCGACCTGTCTCTGATCATGCCGCCGCTCGACGGGGATTTCATCTGGGCGAGGAACCACAGGTGGACCGCGATCGACATCCCCGACGGCGACCTGCGGCCACGGCAGTTCATGTCGCGGTTCATCCGTGATCCGTTCGGCGTCCGTGACGACACCGGAGCCGACGACCGGGTCGCCACACCCGGCCGCAGCTGGCAGACCGTGGCCTGGCCATTCGCCGGCCACGCCAATCAGCCGGTCGGCGTCGAGGTCTGGCACGACCACCACGAGGCGTGGGCCCTCGAACATGCCCAATTCGTCGGCACCACCAGCGACTACTGAAGAAGGCCGCATGACCCGCACCGGACCGCAGAAGTATCCCGGGGCCAGCACCACCGCGTGGTATGGCTCCCGATATCCCGGCTCCGCGATGGAGGCCAACGTCATCGTGTGGCACTCGACTGAGGGGACCGGGCTCCCGACGTACTCCGGGGGCGCCGAGGCGCCCAACTTCACTGCCGCGCCCGACTTCAAGAACAAGCGGCTCAAGTGGTTCCAGCACTTCGACTTCGACATCTCCTCCCGCGCCCTCGTCAACAAGAGCGGCGGCGCCGAGACGAACACGCTCAACGTCTGTCAGGTCGAGATCGTCGGCACCTGCGACCCGTCCACCCACAAGAAGTGGGGCAGTACCCCGCACCTGTACACGCCGGAACTCCCCGACTGGGCGATCCGCGACCTCGCGGCTTTCGCGAAGTGGGCCAACGCCAACCACGGTGTCCCGCTCACCAGCGGCGTCACGTTCAAGGCGTACCCGTCCAGCTACGGCAACAGCTCGGTACGCATGAGCGCAGCCCGATGGGACGCGTTCACCGGCCACTGCGGACACCAGCATGTCCCCGAGAACGACCACGGGGACCCTGGCGCGCTCCCGATGGCCGCCATCCTCGCCGCCGCCAAGGGCGGCACCACTCCATCGACCAGCGGAGACCTCGACATGACCCCCGAGCAGGTACACGACGCCGTGTGGGGACGCGACGCCATCCCGTCCCCGACCACCGCCTCCACCCACACCACCAACCCGACCTGGAAGGCCGAGAGCTACCTACCGTCCTTGTACGACCAGCTCGCCGCCCTCACCGCCAAGGTCGACGCCCTCACCACGCAGGTCGCCGAACTGAAGAAGGAGGCCTGACGATGAAGGTCTTCGGGAGAGAACCGGCCCTGATCCTCAACACGCTCTCCGCCGCCCTCGGCTTGGTCGTCACTTTCAACGTCGGGCTCACCGAGAGTCAGGCCGGATGGATCGTCGCCGGCGTGTCCGCGATCCTCGGCGTGGTCGCCGCGCTCATGACGCGCCCCATCGCCGTGCAGGCGTTCACGACGCTGGTCGCCACGGCCGCGTCCGCCGTCGCGGCGTTCGGCTACGAGGTGCAGCCCACGACGACCGCAGCCATCAACGGCGCGATCCTCGCGATCCTCATGTTCATCACCCGCGGCCAGGTCACCCCGTCCTCGCCGTCGGCACCCGCTGCGGCCAACGGTCCGACCTCGGTGGTCTAGTGGGATGCCGTGTGGTCCGGCGGCTGCGTAGAAGGCTGGGCCGCCGCGGCACGTTCCTGTTGATCGTCGGCACCGGCAAAACGTGCTGGGGCCTGTCCTTCCTCGTTGACCCGCCCGACGACCACGGCCTCCAGTTGCTCACCCGGGTCTGCGATCTGCGGCACTGGGCATGGCTATGGATCGGCTGCGGCATCATCACCGCAGCGTCCGCGTTCCTGCGCGTCGGCCGCGACCGGCTCGGGTTCGTTGCAGCACTGCCACCCCCACTCGTGTGGGCCACCGCCTACACGGCCGCCGCCATCGGCGGCGACTACTCCCGCGGCGCCTACGTCGCGATCTGGTACCTCACCTCCCATGTGGGGGTCATCATGTGGGCGGCGACGGTGCCCGAGCATTCGGTCCCCCACGCGCCGAGACCGGCCCGGAAAGGCAAGGCGCCGTGACGCTATGGGCTGGGCTGGTCGCCGCGTTCGGAACCATCGGCATGATCGTGGCAGGAGTGTTCGCCGCGCGCGCCACCACACGGGCAGCATCCGCGACCGCCGAAGCGACGCAGGCTGCGGCGCGCGTACAGGCCGAGCCGAACCAGCGGGCCGCGGACCTCCAGGCGTTCCAAGCGATCCGCGACGACATGCAGGAAGAGATCAGCGAAATGCGCGCCGAGACGCGCTCCCTCAAATCGTTGGTGCGCGCGTTCGCCTGGTACGTGGGGGAGCTCACCACGCAGATGCGCGGCCACGGCATCGAACCGCCGGCGCCACCGAACCGCATCGACGAGTACAACCGCACCGGAGTCTGACCATGCCCGACGCTCAGCCGATCTTCCGGCCGCCTGACGACAGCGCCGCCGACATCGCCTCGCTCGTCCGCCTCGGCCTCGCCGAACCCCAGCCCGTACCCGAACCGCCCTCGACGAGCCCGTTCGTCGAACCGACATACCCGGACCCCGTCGACCAGCCGGACGACGAACCCGCATGACAACGCCCCGCCCTCCTGCCTCGGCAGGGGAGCGGGGCGCATCGTCGTGTCAGCGCTTGCCGAGCCACTTTCGGACGGCCATCCGATCGACACCGGCCTGCTGTGCGAACCCGGCTTCGGTGGCGTCGCCGTTGTTGATGCGGGTGACGGCGATCTGGCGAAGGGCGACGAGGGCCTTGCGCTCGGCAACGCGTGCCGCGGTGCGCTCGCCGGCGAGTTCGGCTACGAGGTCTTCCGGGGCCTCAACCTTGAGCCGGTAGGCGGCGGTGAGGGCGGCCTCTCGGTCGTCGGCGTCGTCCTGGCCGGGGTACTGCTCCTCGATCTCGCCAGCGGTGTGCAGGAGTTCATCGATCTGGTCGTCGGTGAGCTCGTGGTCGTCGCCGAGCCAGGCTTCGAGTTCGTAGCGCTGCATGGTGGCCCCCTCTTGGAGCGCCCCTCGCTCCATCTGTAGACTACTCTACAGGTGAGGTGTAGTCCTGTCTACAGGCTTGTGTGTGCTCAAGCCCCAACCCGGCGGGGCGAGTCGGGGCGTGGAACTCTCGGTAACCCACACGTACCGCCGACTCGGAAGCCCTGGCGATCAATCAACTCCATGGTTGATAATGACAGTTATCCAATATCGGCTGCAGTGAAGGAGAGATCGCGTGAGCGAGTTCACGGACGACACCCTTGGCCGCTACCTAGACCAGCAGGGCGGGATGCGGCGGGCGCTTCTCGAAGACCCGGTACAGCACGCGCAGACCGAACAGATGCGGGCCCTACTCGACGTTGCCGAGCGAGCCATGGCTACGGAAGGGGTATCCGAGGATGCTCGACGCAGGGTCGTGAACCGGATCGTCTGGGGTGAGCCCGAGGGGCGCGTGGACGTGTACGAGGAGAGGCGCAGGCAGGCAATGGCGGTATCCGGATCTCTGCAGCCGTCCGCCGAGCAGTTGGCGGCCCTCCTCGTGGACGGCGCGGGGCCTGTGGCCCCCGGCGAGGACTCCGCATGACCGCCCTCGTCCCGCGCCCGTCGTCGGAGCTGTCGACCGACCGGCACGACCCCCGCGACGACTGGCCCGACGAAGCCCGCGCCCTCGCCGACCACCTCACAGGCATCTACGGCGACCGCGACCCGCTGCCCACCCTCGCAGGAGGATGGATCGCCCGCCAGAAGAGCCGCCACACGCGGCGGGCCTACGTCCGGACGTTCAAGTCGTGGGAGGAGTACGCGCGCTCCACCGGCATCCACCCGCTCCAAGCGAAGCTGCCACTCGCCGACGCCTACGCCAAGCACCTCGCCAAGACGCCGACGAGGAACGGCAAGCCGCCCGCCGAGACCACCCAGGCCCAGGCCCTCGCCGCCGCCGGGAGCTTCTACACCTACGCCGCCCGCCTCCAGGCCGTCGACAGTGACCCGTTCGTCGCCGTCAACCGGCCCTACGTCGACCCCGACTACTCGCCCACCGAAGGCATGACCGACGCCGAGACGATGCGGCTCATCGAAACCGCACGCGACTGGGCGCCCCGCTCCTACGCGCTCGTCATGCTCCTCTACCTCACCGGCGCCCGCGTCGACGAACTCCTGTCCCTGAACGCCGACCAACTCGGCTACGACCGAGGCCACCGCACACTGCCCCTCACACAGAAGGGCGGGAAGAAGCGGCCCGCGCCCGTGCCGCCGCTGGCGCTCGACGCGCTACTCGGCTACCTCGGCGCGCGCGCCGACGGCCCCCTGTTCGTCACCGAGTCCGGCCGTCGCTGGACGCAGCCCGAAGTGTGGAAGCACCTCCGCGTCCTCGCCCGCCGCGCAGGCATCCCCCAAGCCGCGTCGATCAAGCCCCACACCTTGAGGCATCAGTTCATCACTGACAACCTCGCCAACGGGGTACCGCTCCAAGACGTGCAGGACGCGGTGTCGCACTCCGATCCGCGCACCACGCAGCGATACAACCGGCGGCGACGGCAGCTCGACAACCACCCCGCATACCAACTGGCGGCCAAGCTTGGTGAGCGGCTCGAACGCGAAGAAGGAGCGCCTGCATGAAGGCAGAGATCCGCCCCACAGGGGACCCGAAGCGCTTCACGATCTACGAGGACGACGAGTGGATTGGGGAGATTGTCAAGGATGAGGACATCTGGAATGGCGTCGTACAGAGCGACGATTTCCTCTGGCTCGTCGAGGTCTGGAGCCAGATGGGCACCGGGAAGAAGTGGGCCGAGAGCTGCGAGACCTGGGAAGAAACCGAGGAGTTCGTGCGTGAGGCCCATCAGGCGATGGTGGGCGAGCGCCGTGAACTGTCCAAGGGCTCGCGTCCGCCGACCATCAGTACGCCGATGGGTGGCCAGCGACGCAGGTGACTCACGCCGCGTCGTAGTGGTGCGCCCGCCCGCCCCGCCACTCCACCCAGGCGGGATCGTCGAGGAGCGTCTCGGCGTCGGGGAGCCCGGCCCGCCGCAGGAACTCGATCGCGTCGTGGTCGCTGTGGGCGAGGCCGAGGATCTGGTCGTGTGCGGTGACCCGCCGGCCGCCCGTGGGCGACGGCGGATGCACGACGATCGGCGCCCGGTCCATACGTCCAGAGTGCGACGGGCGTGGACGTCCGGCACGCCGGGACTGTCAGTGGCCGCCGATACGCTGGTGTCATTCCATTCGCGCTGCGGACGCGGTGGCTGCTCGAAGCGCCCTGTCGACGTTATGCACCGGCGGGGCGCTCAGCCGTAGTACGTGTCCGTGTAGCGTCCGTTGTCGCAGCCCTGATCGCGGTCCGGGCCGCCGCCGTGAGTGATGACGAACGCGTAGCCCGCGCCCATCGAACACCCCTTGTCCGTCCAGCCGTCGGCCACCATCGTCCACACCACGAACGCGATGATCGCCAGCACGATCCACTTGTTGTTCCGGATCAACCACTTACGCTGCGCCTCAGCCATGCGGCACATCCTCACCGCCCACACGCGCCGCACAGCCTCACGTGACGACATCGTGATGGGGAAGCAGCGATTCCCTACGCCGCGTCGGCTTCCGGCTCCGGGTGGCGGACGTGCCGCTTGAGCTGCATCTCGACGGCGAGCCGGGTCTCGTCGACGTCCTCGCGGGCGACGTAGGCGGCGACGGCCTCGTGGACCGCGAGCGCGGTCTCCACGGTCAGCTCGCCGGCCTGGATCTCCGTCCAGGCGGAACGTTCCAGCTCAATCAGCTCAGTGGGGAGATCACTCACGGGCGGATCTTACGCCGCCTCCACGATCTCTCCACGCACGGCCGCGGACCATTCGACGACGAGGATCTCGTAGCGGGTGCGGGTCTCCCCGTACAGCCAGCCGCCGCACGCCTCGACGAGTTCGCGGATCTCCGCGTTCACCGCAGCGGCAGGCCGCGGCGAGCCCGCAGGCGGGGGAGTGGGGGACATGTGGAGAACGGTAGTCCGCTCCACTGACAATGATCCAGGGCGGGCGAGAAGACGGCATATACCGATCACCGGGCGACGACGAAGATCCCCATGCCGTCCACGGTTTCGACGAGGCCTTCGTCCTTGAGTACCTGGGTGGCCTTGCGGAGGGTGTCGCGGGCGACGCCGTATTCCTGTTCCATCTCCACCATCGACGGGATGCGCCGGCCGGGGGGAATCGTGCCGTCCTCGATTTTCCGGCGCAGGTCGTTGGCGATCTGGCGGTACGGGGGAACGGGCCCCTCCCTGTCGATGATCATGGTAGCGGACGCTAGACCACCGCCCCCACCCTGCCATAGCTACCCCCGGCCCTAGCAGGGGGTAGTACGGTTCTGTCACCACGCAAGAAACCCCCGCATCCGAGGGCACGGACCGGGGGCAGGCCGACGACGACAAACCGGAGCGTCGACATGAACCAGCCTAGCCAGTCCGCACCGCGCGTCGAGATCGCCTACATCTGCCACATCCGCAAACCCGACGGGACGATCCGCTGCAACCGGCCCCAGGGGCACCAGGGCAGCCACGAGAACTACTACGTCGGAGAGACGGACGCCTCCGGGATCCGCCCCGTCGTCTCCTGGCCGCGCCGCCTCGGCGAGACGCAGGCCGACTGAAACGCCCGCCCGCCATCGACGGCGGACCCCCCCGTGGGGTCTCGGTGGCGGGCGGGTTCACCCCTGAGCGTGACCAGGTGTCACACACGGGTGTGAACGGAATGCGGCAACTCTTGCGCTATACACGCTTACCGCATATGACAATTGACGCGAGAGTAAGTAACGCCGGGCCCGGACCCTGCTCGGTGGCTTGTGTCCGCTAGCGGAGGAGGTCGCTGACGTGCATCCGCAGCGCGTGGGCAATGAGGAGCAGGTCCGAGTACGTCGGGTCGCGCACCGCATTTTCGTAGCGCTGGATGCTGCGCCTCTCCATGCCGGCCAGGTTGCCGAGTTCCTCCTGTGACAGATCGGCGGCGCGACGGAAATCCGCGATGCGCTTGCCGAGCGCGACACGACGGGTGAGTACCCAGTCGGGTCGGGGAGTTCGGCGGGCGGGCACTCGACAAACCCAATGACTGAAACGATCATGTGTCAGTACCCAAGTAGTCGCTTTTCGTGATCTTGGCCGACTGTGGCCGGTCGTGGCGGAAAACGTGAAGAGGCGTCCGCCCCCTTGCGGCATATGCCGAAACGCCGCAGGGGTGGATCTGCTCTGATCTAATCGAACGCATGTTCACTCGAACGGGCGAATGACGGGCGCGGCCTGTATCCGTTAGACCGGGTAGCGGGTCGCACCCCCAAGGCGTGCCGGCCTGTCGCCATCGGTTGCCCCCCTCGGTGACGGACCGGCACAGGATGGCTCCCGCATGCCCTGCGGGGGCCATCCGCTCGATTCGCCTGCGTGAGCTGCGGGGATACGTTGATCAATTAGGGGATATTTGGGGGCCGGGGCCTTGTGTTCGTGGCGTGCACTGGCGTGACGCTGACGAGCACTGCCGGATCGTGCTTGACGGGAAGCTCAAGGATTGTGCAGGTCAAAGCGGTTTATGAGCCCGTGACCTCAAGAGACAGCGTTCGCCGAGAAGTTCCTCAACTTCATCATTTCCGAAGTCATCCGCCACCACGAACAGATCGCGGAAGAGGCCGGGATCAGCGGCGGAGCCGGGACTCAAGGGGCCCAGTGATCGCAAACTGATCATTTAGGAGAGATTTGGGAGATCAACTCTCCCAGATCGACCCCCAGCCCAGATTCCCCATCGCCCGCTCATACAGCAGCTGCAGACCATCAAGCCGGGCCTGCCGCATCGGCGGTGTGGGATGCCGGTACGTGCCCTTGATCCCAGGGTACTTGTGCCCCATCTGCTCGTACCCCAACACCGGCCGCACGTCGATCTGCTCCTGCCACGAGTCGTGCGTGTGCCGCAGATCCCGCATCGTCAGGCCGGGCATCAACGGCTCCCACTCCGGACAGGGCGGTCGGCCGCGTCCGCGCGGGCGTTCGTCCCGGCCGTCCGCCGCCGGGCGCAGCACCTCGTGCCAGTAGCTCCGCCACCACCACTTGCCCTTCTTGGTGGTGAACACGAAGTCGTGCGGCCACTCCTCCAGATGCTCCCGCAGCAACTGGGCGAGGAATGGGGGCAGGTCTATGTCCCGGGCCGACTTGTCGTTCTTGGGCGGCTCAAGGCCACGGAATATCTTCCGCTTCCCCTCCTCGGTGCGCTTGTAGTACTCGGCAAGCGCCCCCTCGTCCTTGTCGACCCGGATGACGGGGCACGTGAAGAACCCGCCGTCGTGACTCTGCCGCCGCTCCAGCAGTGCGTTGCGGCGGTGCAGACCCACGAGCTCCTCGTAGCGCATACCAGTGAAGGCGTCCGTCAGGACGTGCAGCCCGTACACCGGGCCGAGGCGCCGCGCCAGCCGGAGTACCACCTCGGGCTCGGCGACCTGCTCTTCGTCGCTCTTCTTCTTCGCCGGGTCCGCAGGCAGACCTGTGAGGCGGCGGCCGGCAAGCGGGTTGACAAGGAGGTGCCGGGAATCGACGGCGCCGTTCACGATGCGCGTCATGAGCTGCACGCAGTCCTTCGTCGTGCTGCGCGCACACTTCAGCGTGCGCGCCCATGCTTCGACGTCGAACCAGTTGACCGCGATCAGTGGGGTGTCCTTCCAGCGTGGAAGGATGTGCGCGTCCAGCCGCTCCCACCGGTTGATCTCGGTGCGCCCACGGGGTTTCTGTGCGGCCATCCATTGCTTTGCAAAGACGCCGAACCTCTTGCGCGACACCTCAGGGTCGATCCAACGGCCCTCATCCATGGCCGCTTCCTGCTTGGCGCCCCAGTCCTCGGCCAGCTTCTTCGTCGGGAACCCGGGCTCGCTGCCCCACGAGCCGTCGGGCTTCTTGTACCGAGCCCGCCACGTGAACTGCTTGGTGGTTTTCCCGTTGCGGACCTTGTAGACCTTCTCTGCGTAGGCCATGACCGCCCCCCTCTCCGTGTGCGCTCAGCTGGCCCGATTCCGGGCGGCGTGCGCATCGGGCACTCGATGCCAGTGTGGCGAGCGCTCCGTCAGCTTGCGGGAGATTACGGCGGCTCCGTAGGCGCTGATGGCCTCGTCCGCAACGATGTAGGTGATCGACCGGGGGGTGTCCTCGAGGCGGAGCCGGAACGGGTTTGGCAGATCCGGTTCGCGCACAATGCGCACCGGGACGACGGGACCGCTCTTCATGCCGGTGGGGCGCGGTACCCAGCGGCGCGCCTGCTCGGTCATGGCCTGGGAGAACCAGGTGGCACCGTCGGGCGTGATGTCGTCGTTGTGGAACGTGAACGTGCAGCCGTCATCGTGATCGACGATGAACGGCGCGAAGTGACTCCCACCCAGACGCTCAACTTGCATGACCCACATGCTTACTTCACCGATCCGAGATGTGCCCCCCTCGGTGGCGGTTTGAGCATGTTGGCATATTCAGACGGTCAACGCACCGTCAGTACCGTAAATATCTTCACGTCTCTTGAGGATTTTCTGTCTCAGATGCGACTCCCTGCAGATGCCGCCGGGCCTTGCGGTATTGCTGCCATCGCCGGTCGAGCTCTTCTTCGCTCATACCCTCAGCGCCCTTGAGGACCACGATGATCCTCGTGTCGTCATCGTCATCGTCGCCGCCGAGGTGGATGACGGCGCTGTCCAGCGTCTCCCCGGAGCGGAGCTCCAGCTCGACGGCCGGCGGCAGGTTCGAGCGGACGGCACCCGAGGCGGCAGGCTCGGGGGGCTGCGGGGCGGCCTGAGGGGTGGGGGCGTCGCCGTCGAGGACGGCGTCGGGGGAGCTCTCAGTCCAGCCGACAAGACGCGCGTAGGCGCGCATCGTATTGGTGACCTTGGTGAACGGTTTGCCGTTCGACTGCCGGCCTCGCTCGATGGCCTGGATCGGTGTGCGGCTGACGTGCAGCTGCTCAGCAGCTTGGACCTGCGAGAGGCCGAGTGTTTCGCGGGCGTCGGCGAGGGCTCGGCCGAGCCGCTTCCAGTCTCGTTCCATGGCCCCTCATCATGCACTACTTCCATGCAACCCCCTAGCCGGGATTCGGCCTTTTGACCTGCGTCTTAGCTCGCAAATAGAGCGTTTGGGTTGCATGGGGCGCGTATCGATCGAAGGTGCCTATGGGGTGTTCGACGTCAGTAAGGGCTCTAAAAAAGAGCATTGATGTGGCGTTGATGCTTGCCTAGCGTGCCATTGGCGGCTAGGTTTTGTGGCGTGAGACCGCACTCCGGCGCTATCCGCTACAGACGGGAGGCTCTCAAGATGAGCCTTGCAGCACTATCCGCCCGCACCGGCATCCACGAGAGTCACCTCTCCAAGGTGGAGCACGGCAAGGCCGGACTGGGCGACACGAACATCCACCGACTGGCGGACGCCCTGGGTGTCACCCCCAACGACATCACCCACGAGGAGAAGCCGTGACCGCCCCCCAGGCCGCGCGCAAGCCCAGGATCCGAGAGGCGCTTCCCGCGCCCCAGACCGACGAGGGCCTCTACTTCCACTACACGCCCTACGAGGCAGCGAAGTGGGCCCCGTTTTCCGGCAGGACTCTCGCCGACATGATCGCCCGCCGCGAGATCGACTACGTCTTCAACGGCCGCGACAACTACCTGACCGGCGCCCAGATCCTCACGCTCGTCGCCAAGTACACCGTGACGCCGTTCCAGAAGCCGGCCGCCACCCGCGCCGCCGCCTAGAGCGGCATGCGGCCCCAACCGCCGGGGGCCTAAGCCCGGCAGCCGGGGCCTCGATTCACCACCCGAACCGTGAAGAAACAGGAGTGAACCGTGAGTTCATCATCCCAGAACCCGCGCCCTGCGCCGAAGCCGACGGGCCTTGGTCGCGACGAAGCGAAGGCCCGCGTGCTGGCCAAGATCGAAGCAGAGAGGGCACTCCCCGCGAGTAAGCGGATTGCCAACATGCTGCACGCGGTGCACACGACCGCCGATGCGCAGGAGGTGCTGAACCGCTTCCGCGCCGAGGTGCTCCGTGAGGCGGAGGGCATCGCAGTCGAGATCTTCGACGCCGCCAATGAGCGCGGTGACCGAGCGGCCGCCAATATCGCCGAGCAGATCGCCGACCGCCTGGAGCGTGAAGCCCGCGAGGCTGAGGGCGGTGCGCGATGAACGACCGCACCCGCATCCCGACGCCGCCGGCCGTCTCGGTCTTCCGCGCCCTGCACCTGCCGCCGGTCATCTTCGAGGCGATGGTCCTCCAGGCCGACATCGAGCGCGAGCTCCCGCGTCTGCGCCCGCTGGCCTCGGTCGAGGACCAGGGCGACCGCGAGACCATCCTCGCCCGGCACGCCGCCGCCGCGAAGACGCTCGCCGCCTACCCGTCCATCGTCGGCGCCCGGAGCCTGTCGTGAGCGCCCGCCTGTCGCCGCAGCGCGAAACCGAGATCACTGAGGAGCAGGCCCGCCAGCGAGTTGCGGACCAGATCCTTCCGATCGTCTTCGCAACGAACGTGTCCCGCGCCGCCTGTCTCACCGAGCCGCCCGAGGCCATTCCGCTTCTGACGGCTCGCCGAATTGCCTCCAACGTCAAGAAGTGGGTGCTCACCGGCGACTGGCAGGACAGGGCACTCACCGACCTGGAGTTCGAAAACGTGAGCCGCGCGAGCGTTCCCGCACTCCTTGCCGAACTGGTTACGGCCCGCGCCGAACGCGACGAGGCCCGCGCGCAGTTGGCGAAGTACGTCGGCCACGAGCCGACGAGCGCCGAGGAGATGGCCTACCTGTCCCGCTGCCTCGACGCCGTCCGAGACCTGTGCGACGACGCGGAGAAGCAGGCGAAGCGGTGGGAGACGCCGCTGCCGGTCCCCGAGTGGGTCGACCAGGTCCGCGCCGCAGCCGAGGGCGGTGCCCGGTGACCGCCGACATTGCCGCTCTGGACATGGCGCTCGCGCAGGTCGAGGCGAACGCCCGCGTCCTGACGCTCCACGCCGCCGAGGCCCGCACCCACTCCGTCTCGGACGCGCTCGCGTACCGGCTCGACGAGTGGCTCGTCACCCACCCCGACGCCCCGGTCTCCACTGGCGCCGACTACCCGAACTGGACGCCCGGAGGCGCCTCGTGAGCATCGACCTCGCCGCGGTCTACATGACGGCCGCCGACATCATCCGCGTCAACGGGCACGCCAAGGGCCACTACTTCAACCGTCCCGAGTCCGGCGTTGGAATCGAGCTGAGCGCCCGCGAGTGCCCGCCGTGCGTCGCTGGCGCCATCTCCATTGTCCTCACCGACTGGCCCGTACCGATGGCCGACGACGAGAGCGACCTCGACGACTACGAAGGCGCCGTCCTACGGCTGACCGAGCTGCTCGACCTGGAACGCGACCCGATGCTCGAACCCGTCGCCCGCCTTGCCGCCTGGAACGACGCCGACGAGCGCACCCAGGGCGACGTCATCGCCGCCCTGGAGAACGCAGCGAAGGCGGTGGCGTAGATGGTGCCCCGTCTCGCTGACGAAGAGGTCACGGAGCTCGCCCGCGTCGACCAGACCGCCCACGAGGACTTCGGCCGCGACGAGGCCAGTTGGACGCCGCCCCAGTGGCGCCGCTACTTCGCCGACATCGACGCCATCCACGCCCAATTCCCGCACGAGGAGGTGGCCGCGTGACCGCGCTCCTGCCCGAGCAGCCCGTCGCGATCGCCCCGCAGCTGCTCCGCGCCCTCGACCTCGTACCGAAGCCGGCCGTACCCCGCTGGGCGGCCGACCCCGACTTCATCGCATCCGTCCTCGCCGGACTCGTCGACATCCCCGACGAGTTCACCACCCAGGAGGCGCAGTGAGCATCCTCAACCTTCGCGGCACCGGTACCCGCCGCGCCGTCGACAAGGTCGGCGAACTCCGTGACGAGAACCGGCGCCTGCTGACCGCGTACCACCGCGCGGGCGACCACGTCGCGCTCCTGGAGCAGGACCTCGCCACCGCCCGCCTCCGGCAGGCCGAAGCCGAGGAGATCGTCGTCAAATTGCAGGCCGACCTCTTCGACCTCACCGCGGAACGCGACGCTCTCGCCGACGAGGTGCGGCACCTGCGCGCCGCACTCGCCAACGCGACCGCCGTCACCGTCCCGCCCGCGGTGCGCGACACCCGGAACGGCGCCGACCAGGCGACCGCACCCATCGACGTCCGCTCCCTCCGCGACGCCGCCGACGTCGGACTCCTCAGCCCCATCGTCCGCGTCTCGACCAGCGGCGCCAGCGCCAACCCCGGCCAGCCGCCCGTCACCTGGGGGCGCGGCACCGACGACACACAGCCGCTGCCGCGCGCCAACCCCGCCGCCTGATCCCGCCGCCGCGCCGGATGTGACCGGCCGGCGAGGCGGCGACCCAGACAAACAAATCCATAGACCGCCGCGTCGAACCCGCCCCCAGGGCTCCGCGGCAACGAGGGCCGCCCCGTCCCCCTCCCCCTGTCGGGCGGGGCGGCCTTCACCTCGCACACCCTTTTGGAGACCTCATGAGCACCACAAGCCCCACCATTCCGGCAGAAACCGCACGCCACGTCCTGTGGCGGTACGACCGCCAAGGCGGCGCCCAGCCCGGCTCGTTCACCCAGCACCTCATGGCGGCGATCGAGAGCGCCGACGTGGTCCACCGGGCCATCCTCCGCGACGCCTACCCGGTCCTCTCTGAGGCCCTCCACCTCGCCCGCTACGACGAAGAAGGCCTCGCCAAGCTCCAGCGCATCGCGACCGGGCAAGCGCCGCTCGGCTGCAAGTGCGGCGACACAGTCGGACCGTTTGACCTTCAGGGCCGCTGTGAGACCTGCGCCGAGGCCGCCGCATGACCGCCGCCGTCGAGGTCGACGCCCCCGCCCTGGGCCTGCACACAGACCTCTCCAACGAGGCCTACCACGCGGACAAGACGTCTCTGTCGTCGTCTGGCGCCCGCAAGCTCCTGCCCCCGTCCTGCCCCGCCAAGTTCCGCTGGGAGCAGGACAACCCGCAACCCGCCAGCAAGACGTTCGACTACGGCAACGCCGCCCACAAGCTCGTCCTCGGCAACGGCCCGAAGCTCGTCGTCATCGACCACGAAACCTGGAACACCAAGGCCGCCAAAGCCGAGGTCGCCGAGGCCCGCGCCATGGGCGCCATCCCCCTCAAGCGGCACGAGATGCAGATGGTCACCGACATGGCCGACGCCATCCGACGCCACCCGCTCGCCGCCGCACTCCTCGACCCCGCCTACGGGGCCCCCGAACAGTCCGGGTTCTGGATCGACGGACCGTCCGGGATCCGGCGCCGAGTCCGCTTCGACTGGCTGCCCTCCATGCAGGGAGGCCGACTGATCGTCCCCGACTACAAGACGGCCGCCGACGCCAGCGACGACGCCTTCCAGAAGGCCACCGACAAGTACGGCTACAACCAGCAAGCCGCCTGGTACGAGGAAGCCGCCCAAGCCCTCGACTTCGGCGACGAGACCACCGAACTCCTCTTCGTGGTCCAGGAAAAGACGGCCCCCTACCTGGTCAACGTCATCGGCCTCGACTTCTTCGCCCGCGAGATCGGCCGCGCCAAGAACCGGTTCGCCATCGAGACCTTCGCCGAGTGCACCGAGAGCGGCAACTGGCCCGGCTACGCCGACGAAAACCCCAACTACGTGCCTCTGCCCGGCTGGGCCGAGAACCGCGACAAGGAGATCTACCTGTGAGCT